AAACCAAGGTTTAGGATTGAAATGATGACGCAGGAAACTTTTTATAAAGCGTGGAAACAGCAACATCATAGATGATTGCAACCTGCTTACGGGGGATGCCATTCTCCAGCAATCGACGCATTTGCTGCCATGTTTCTTCTTGGTATTTAGGCCGACGGCCTCCTATTCGACCTTCTGCGCGAGCTGCATCAAGTCCAGCGCGTGTACGTTCAACGATAAGCTCACGTTCCATTTCTGCCAGCGCCCCCATTACGTGAAAGAAAAAGCGCCCCATTGGTGTACTGGTGTCGATGGAGTCAGTGAGACTCCGGAAGTTAATGCCTCTGTCACGCAGCTCTTCCACCAGCACAACTAAGTGACGCATGCTGCGCCCAAGACGATCTAACTTCCATACGACTAGGGTGTCACCTCTGGAAAGCATACGGAGAACCTTTTTTAACCCAGGGCGTTCAGCCTTTTTGCCGCTCGCCTTGTCCTCAAAAATTAGCTCACATCCTGCGCTTTCAAGAGCGTTTCGTTGTAAAGCAGTGTTTTGTTCATTTGTTGATACGCGTACATAGCCTATTAGCATATTTTCTGCTCACTATCGTTATTTATAGCAAGCTGCGGATTTTAATTAACAAAAACCAGTATGTGTGGAAATCACAAAGTACATACCGTTTCCCAATGATATTTAATTCACTATTAAGGAAATAGTTATGTGTGATTTCACAATAATGCTCCTCTCCATCCTTGGCGGGGTGCATTCGTTTCTGAATGGGGTTCGTGAAAAACGTTACGAAGCGTCATGCAGGCAATTGATGGCCGAGTGTATTGCTGCCGTACTTGCAGGCTTTATAGGCATGTATTTCGCGGAATATAAGGGTATGGATGAAAGTCTTCAGAATTGCGTGACTATTATTTGCAGCATCAATAACAGGCTCATTCTTGAAAAGTTACAAAGGATTATCGATTCGTACCTCAATAGAAATGCCTCTTAAGCAACAAATGACCGGTTGAGAAGTTACTTTGCATACCATTACCTCCTGACAACGTAGGAGGGAACTTGTGCTTGACACACAGGAATTAGCTCCAGTTGCTATTGCGCTCCTGCTTTCAGTAATTGGTGGGATAGGCACGTTCCTGATGGATGTCCGAGACGGTCGCCAGTCTGGCAATTTGTTGGGATTGGTTACGGAGATCTTTGTTGCAGTGACAGCTGGCGCGGTGGCGTACCTATTGGGGCAACACGAGGGCTGGGAGTTATCAATTACGTACTTAATGGTAACGATAGCCAGCAATAACGGTCATGAGGTGATTTCAGGGATGAAACGAGTGAATATCGATAGCATTCTGAATGTTCTTACAAGTTTGGTGAAAAAGGGAGGTGGGAAATGATTGGCTGGGGTGTATGCGTTCTTGCGTTAGCCTTAGCCGATCGCTATTTGCTAAAACGCAAGGACATCACGCATTTAGAACTTGGTGATGTGGAAGTTAAACAGGGCTTCATCCGGGTGCCGTTCAAATACCGGTCTAAATTCCCGTTTTTGCGCGGCGCAACGGTCAGATATTGGATCCGCGATGTTCAGAAGCCAACGACAGTGATTGAAGGCGAACAACGTTGTCTGACGTCGGCTGAACAGGGCGAAAACAGTGAATGGTTGTACATACCCACTGAATATATGGGTAAAGGAGAACGGCTGTGGCATTTCAACGTCATGGTTACGCATGGTGACTCGTTCATTAACCCGTTGTATCGGATTTTCCCTGTTACTCAGCAAATCCGCAGAAGTTACGTAATAAATCTCGCACAGGATGTGTCAGATGACGAAAAATAAGTATGCAACGGTCGATTTTGACCAGGTTAATGAAAAGGGGCTGAAATCCCTTATCGCGGCGATCAATAAAACCGGGGTTACGGTAATTGAGGTTGACTCCAGCAACCGCGCAACAACGAAAGATGGCGTTAAAGTTAAAACCGCAAAGCTGGTTCTTAACGACGGACAAATTCTTGCCATACAGGTAAACGATACTGGCGATATATCGTCTGTGAAACTGAATGGAAAAGCTATTCCTAACGCTCAGTCGCCGGATATCAAGACGCTTGGTACCGTTATGGGACAGGCGGCCCGCAAAAACTCCGCAAAATTCCAGAAATCACTGATCGCCAAAGCGAAGCGTGTTGCCAATCCGGTAGACAAGAAACCGGCAGTTAAATCCAACTTTCAGCGCCTGCAAGAGGCAAAACAGCGGAATGCTCAGGTGGTTGCCGCTTATAAATCAGCGCAGAACTCGGTGTCTTTCAATCAACAGCAGATCACTGATTTGCGGGCGAAGCTGGATAAGGAGACAGGCCGACTCAATAACGAAAAGGCCCGAAATGGCGAACTCAAACGCCGTCTTAAGCAACTGAAAGCAGGAAATTAACATGGAACAGTTCAATATCAATAAAGGGGTGACGATTAAGCCGGGGCTTGACGTGCTTCCCCCGCCGGTGACTGATGATGAATATCGCGCATTAATGGCCGGTGAGGACCGCTATCTGATGACGGAATCCAACACCCTGGAGGAAATCGAGGCTACGTTCTTCTATGACACGCCGATCCACTGGTGTGCTACGGATTTACTGGAGGCGATTAGTTCTACTCGTTTGCAGTTACACCGGACCATGCAGGCATTTGTCCGGGCATTGAACCAGAAGCTGAATGGTACCGGAATCTCTGCGGGGAGTGATAAAACGGGGGATGTGGCCCAGAGCGGCGCGCGCGCGATCGGCGGCGCTGAAATTGGCCGGGCACGTAACGTTAACGGGCTGCCAGTCCTGCCAGCCATTATTCCGCTCAGTGATGGTCAGACTATCAGCATTCTGTTTCATAGCCCGACAGCGGAAAACCGGATCACCAATAGCGATACGCTGGTTGCTTTCCAGTTCTTACTGAATAAAAAAGACGTTACTCACACCGTTGCTCCGATGAGTGGACGTGATATGACGCTGGCGCAGGTCACCATGAAACTTGCCAACCTTGCAGAGAAAAACTCGGCAAAATTCCAGCGTGCGCAGAAGAAGAAAAAAGCCCTTGTTGATGAAATAACCCAACTACAGGCTGACAGTGACCAGAAAGAGGATGCCATGAGCGACCTCGCGGATCAGGTGGCAGCGGTAGAAGGGCAGAAGGCAGATCTGGAGCAGAAAATTAACGCTGTTGCATCGGAAGCGGATTCTCTTTATGAAGAGAATGAGCGTTTGCAGACGGAGATTGATCAGCTCAATCGCACTGGTGGGCGCGAAACCATTGCTCCTGCGGGGATGACTGGTGGACACTCTCGCGCGATGACGGATCGCCTTGCCAGTATCAAAAATCGTATGCATATGAACGGGGAAGTGACGCTCAGTAATGGTGCATCAATGAAGCAATTCATTGAGGACGGCGAAGGGTATATCCAGTTAACCGATTCGGATGGCAGCGTGTACATGATCAAGGCTAAATCCATACAGGGTGTGGACATGGCAGATGCGATCGGCAAGCTGTTTAAAGCCTATAAAGCGGGTAATGTATCGGAATATCTGGTCCAACCAGAAGAACATAAACCGGAAAACGTCGAACCTGAATCAGCGGAGGATACCGGTAGCTCTTTGCCTGAACCAGAAGTCTCTGTAGGTGCATATCGATATGCCCTGCAAATGCGTCCGGCGGCCCCTGGCGCAATACCTGAAGGTAACAAAGCAATTCTGCCGCGCCCTGATGAAGGTGACCCGTATTATGAATATGCACGCTACGGCATTGTTACTTACGATACCCCGCTTTCTGATCAGCAAATGAGTGAGTACGACCTGAAGTTATTGCCTCGCGAGGATTCTTTCGACTTCCTGGCGAAGACACTTACTAATGGTCCGTTTGGCAAATATGCACAAAAAGCTCTGGAGCTGGCCACCAGCTCACCAGACGAGTTCCGCGTAATGCTGAAAACTCAGTTTCAAAAAACTTTCCCCAATATTGCGTTTCCTGGGGGCGCTGGCATCGAGAAAATGGTGCAGAGCATGATCAATGCATTGCAGGCCGAAGTCGGTGAGATTACTCAACCAGAACCGGTCCCGGCACAGCCTGATGAAACGGTTAGCGAAGCAGATGCAGAGGCTAATAAAGCCATTGAATATCTCAATAGCGTGATGGATATGCAAAGCACTGACATGGCGGAGATCCGTAACGCCCGGGGCAATGTCCGGGAAGCGATTGCTGCCCTTCAGGCTGCCGGACGTTTTGAGGAAAACGAAGAGCTGGTTAACGGCGCAGCTCGCCACCTGGCTGATCTGCTGGTAGCAATCCAGAAAGCGGGGGTAGCGGCATGACACTATCAGCTATTGAGTTAATGGATCTCAGCGATAAGTTGGATGCTCTGATGTCCAAAGCGGCTACCGCGAGTGGCATGGAGTTGCTGGATATCAGCGATGAAATTGACCAGATCATGCAACAGATGGGGTACGGCGCGTCCGGCGGCAGTAGTGGCGAGGAAAAACAACCTTCGGTACATGATGGTGTGCCAAAACTGGTTGCTGATTTCCTGGCTGATAAATTCGTCGATCAGAGCACTGATGCATTTATCGGTACGTTACAGGACTTGAGTCAATATGTTGGCACATACATCGACCTGGACCAGGTTAAACAGCACACGGCGGCATGGATAGCCGCCAACATTAAAGAGGCAGCGTGACATCCTCCACGCCCCGAAGGGCGTGGATTCCTGCTACGTTCAGGCTGTCGCCTGAATCATTTCGGTGGGTTCCTGCTTCAACGGGCGGCCTGACTGCACCATCCCTCCACAGGCAAGTACGGCGTGCCCCGCCGCTAAAATGTTACGAGCGCCGTTTACATCGGCGTTCGCTGTATATCCACATACCTGGCATCTGAATTTACTTTGTGACAGGCGATTTTCTTTCGCGGTATGACCACAGCACGCGCAACGCTGGCTTGTGTACGCTGGCGGCACTGCCAGTACCTGACCGCCATGCCAGAGCTGCTTATACTCAAGCTGGCGGCGCATTTCATACCAGCCCTGATCCAGTATCGAACGGTTTAAACCTGATTTTGCCCGGACATTGCGACCCGGCTGACTTATCGTTCCCGCCGCTGACTTTGACATGTATTTAACCTTCAAATCCTCAATGACAATCATTGCGTGGTTTTTGCTGACGGTCGTTGTGACTTTGTGAAGGTAGTCCCTGCGGATATTTGCGATACGGGAATGCAGTCGCTGTATTTTGCGTTTCTGCTTCTGCCAGTTGTTGCTGAATTTGACCTTGCGGCTTAACTGTCGCTGAAGTCTCGCCAGCTTCTTCTGGTTTTTCTGAAAACTATTTACAGGTTCAAAGACTGTGCCATCTGACAGCGTGGCGAGTTTAGCCACGCCAGCATCCAGTCCGACCATTGATGCTGAAGGGTGAACAGGAGTGGATACCTCTCTTTCTGTCTGAATACTGATGTACCACTTACCGCAGGACTGGCTGACAGTAACATTTTTCACAATACCCGTGACCTGACGGCTATTCCGGTAGCGCATCCAGCCAAGTTTCGGCAGAAAAATACGGCTGTTTTCCTGATCGAGCTTAACACCCTGCGGGTAGCGGAATGCATCATTCTGTCCCCGCTTTTTGAATCGGGGAAAAGCTGCCCGATTCTGGAAGAAGTTTTTGTAAGCCCGCTCAAGGTCTTTCAGTGACTGTTGCAATGGCTGTGAGGGAGAATCTTTAAGCCATTCGGTTTCAGTGTCTTTTTTCCACTCAACCAACCAGGAAGCCATTTTCGTGTAAGGGATGTATTTTTTACCGGCCTCATGATTCTCATTCTGAAGCGCCAGAGCACGGTTGAAAACGAAACGACAAGCTCCGGCAAAGCGCCTCATTTGACGCTCCTGTTGACCATCTGGTTTTAACCGGAATTTGAATGACACCTGTTGTTTCATGTCACTATTTTAAGCAAAAATAGCCGGGAGGAAAACTGTGCCTTATATCCCCACTATGAGGAGCGTAGGGGGCGGCACATTGGATAAGGCGTAACAGGGATGAGCTTAAGCGATCAGGTGGTAATGGCCACCAGCATAGAAACGCTGATCGAGCTGCTAAAGAACCTGCCCGATTATGGGCGGGTTTCGTATGTGGTGACAGCGAAGGGAGACGAGGTAAAAACAGCGTTTGATATCGTCGATGCCTCAGCTATTTTGGTATCCAATACTCTGGATGGGAAAATTAATCCTGACTATCCCCAGGAACTTCAGCCGCGCGACCGGACCCGCGCATCCAGCCTTCTTCAGGTTAACCAGATATCCAAAGATTTGCGGCCTGCTCAGCTTACTGATTCCGGTTTATCCAGCCATGGTGCGCCGATAATTGGTGAGGACAATGCCGTTGAGTCAGGTAATGGACGGACCATGGGGATCATCAAAGCCTATCAGGACGGCAATGCGGATCGGTATCGTGAGTACCTGATTGATCATGCGACCGAATTCGGCATACGACCTGAAAAGGTTGAATCAATGACGGCTCCGGTACTGGTGCGCCGCCGGTTAACCAAGGTTGACCGCGTTCAGTTTGCCAAGGACTCAAATATTTCTGATCTTCAGGAAATGGCAGCCAGTGAAAAGGCTTTTGTTGATGCCGACAACATAACTTCGGCGATGATGGCGCTGTTTAACCCGTCAGAAAGCGGAGATCTGCTTAGCCGCAGTAATGACGCGTTTATCCGCGGATTCATGACGCAAGTTGGTGCCACACAGGCTGCTGGCCTTGTAACGGAAGATGGGCGACCAACACGGCAACTTGTAGACCGTATACAAAACGCGATCTTTGCCAAGGCATATAAGGATGCGCGCCTGGTAAGGATGGTTGCAGAAGAACCTGATCCAGATATGCGTAATGTTCTGACGGCGCTTAATGCGGCAGCCAATGATTTTGTCCAGATGCAGGCTTTATCAGGTGAAGCGCACAAGCAGGCTGTGACAACTATTGTTGATGGTATTGAGACAGCGGATAGTCTCGATAAAAAGGCGCTGGCGGCATTGAAAGATGCGGTAGACCTGGTAAGGCAATCGAAGGAGTCAGGCCAACATATTACCGATGTTATTGCTCAGGGGGATATGTTCAGCGAAACAGCCCCGGAAGTGAAAGCTCTCGCGTTGTTCATCGTCGCGAATAACCGTAGCGCGAAGCGTATGGCCACCGCCTTTAAATTGATGGCTCAACGTATCAATGATGAGTTACAGCACCAGTGCCAGGCGCTGGGGGATATGTTTGGCGGTGGTGATGTGTCGTTACAGGATATCCTTCGCCAGGTGTCTCAGGAACTGGAAAACGAAGGCATGCAAGGGATATCCGGCGGTCTTTTCGAGTCCGTTTCCGGCGGTAGTTACAACGGTGTTGCTCCATATACCAGTTTGCTATTACATCGGGCATCCGGCATCAAAGACATTATTCATCTGATCAGGCTGCTTTCCCGTACAGATCCCCAGGATGAACAGCTTGTACAAGTGCTTGCGCATTTTGTTCGAATGCCTGTTGCCGACGTGAAAAAATGGTGCCGATTATTCGGTATCAGCAATTCGTTACTTCGCGGCTTGTTAAATCACGCATCCTCCCTTGGGCGCGATGGCTTTGACGAGATAGCGCAGGCGATAAAAAACGGAGATATGCCACCAGCTATTGACTGGTTTTCCATTCGCCCAACCAGGGTGAAAGCATTCCTTAGCGCGGCGCATTCGGCATCACCATTGGCAGAAATGGTTCAGAGGTTGTCGCTCATATTCACAGACCATACCGCGTTGGGTGATCTGACTCTGGACGAGATGAAAGAAGCCTCCATTCAGTGGGCCGAACAACAAAATGAGGTTAACTCAGACTTCTTGCCAGCATTCAGGAAGGCCGTTAGTAAAGCGGATGATGCCCGTGGAATTCTGAAGGCATTTAAGGCATTGCAAAGTCGCGTTAATAAACATGTCGGTGATATCGATGGGGTAACGGCGGAAGGCCGGGATATCCTAAAAGAGCACGGCATAACGCCAGAGTTTATTGATGAGATCAGGACTGATATGCAGCGTGAGGTCGTATCGTCCCTGCAAATCGTAGCCAGAGCGTTGGCGGATGCTAATCCGAAGAGTGCGGCCATTGTTAACCGGGTTATTGGTGATATTGAAGCATCGGAGGGCATGGGGGCGCTGAAACTTTTCCTTTCGCGAGCGTTTAATCCTAACGGCAATATTCTCCCTGGCATTATTGGTGAGGCTAAAAAGTATGTCAGCGAAGAAGAACTTGAGCATCTTGACCAACTACTTAAGCGATTCTCATATAACCCGCAGACACGCTGGCAAATGAATCAGCAAAGTATGGGTTCGGTCCACGAGAAAGTGTTATCTGCCATGAACAGTGCGATCGCCAACTCATCCGTATCTGAAGAAAAAGCTCTTGAGTGGGCCGACTCTTTTATCACGGAAGAAGTGGAAGAAGCCCGCGCTGGACAGAATGGTGGGATAGACCTGCGCAAGGAACTTGCTGATATTTATCGCCTGACCGGCGGTAAAATTTCGACCTTATCAAAGGTGGTTCACCACCAGGGAAGGGCATATGCAAATCTTAATGGTGTTGTTGCTGTCAATTTGAACGATGAAAATGCAAGTGCACTGTGGCACGAGCTGGGTCATCATCTTGAGTACAGTAACCCTGGTTTGTTAGAGAAAGCCCGGTCATTCCTGAAGGCCAATGTTGAAGGGGATAAGCCATCTTTCGTTAATATCGGTGGGCGTGGCAAGCCTGAATGGTGCTTCAGATCTCGATTGAGTAATATTTATATGGCGAAGGTATACCCGCCAGTCTCAGTGAGTAACTCAGGGAAAATTCGGCAGAAATCACCGACTATTTCCAAAACGTCAGCAACGGAAGTATTCTCTATGGCTCTTCAGTTGTATCATGACAAAGAGGCCGCTGCCGCATCACTGATGAATGGTGACGGATTGCTGGAACTGTTATTAGGTGTGGCAAAGGAGCTAAATAATGCAGATTAAAATCGCAGCGCCATTAGGCGGAGATGCCATTATCGAATTTGATGATAATGAAGAAGTTTCCGGGCGTTTAAGCATTATCTCCGGTGACATTACCGAGGACATGATCGCTGAAGCCATAGCTGGGGCAAATCCCAATAGCTATATAGGATTCGTTAACACCCTTGATGCTCCCGCAAGTGATGTTCTCCGAACGCTGCATCTTTACGCTGGCTGGTTTGTTGATTGGCCAGCAGTAGATGGTGGCGATGATGACGACGACGATGATGATTTTGGTGATCATGTAGACCAGATCGTATATTAACTCCCTGATTGTGCAAAAATAATCTGTTCTGATATGTTAATTGTGTACTTAAAGTAAACGCGTAGTGGCTTGCTTTAGGTTATGGAAGCAAGCCGTTACCTAATATGTTAGATCAAAAAAAATTAATTTTTGCGTTTCGCTCACCACATATTGAACACTTTAGTCGATCTTTTAATTCTTCCAGAGTCAATCCTGAAGCTACATATTGTTTAATATCTCTTCTTTATTGCATATTCAGAGGGTAAAGATATACACATACTAAAATGAATTAGCTTAGCTCGTTATTAATCAGGATTCGATGAGACCGCTCCATTTTAGGGAATAACATTTATAACTAAAACACATCGTCTTTAACTCTCACAATATAGATTCAATTTAATACCCAATCGGCAGTAATTAATTTGATTCTAATTTTTAAGTAGATTTCAAGTCTACATCCATTAAAGCCCTGTTAATTAACAGGTTATCTATTTTTGACAGTTATTATTTTTGTGATAATTTAATTGTTTGTCTTTTGTGCTTATTTTTGATTGTTTTTTGATCTATTTTGTCAATTTTTATTCTGTGAATTGAGTTTTTTCTAATAGTCCATTGGGTTTTCAAGGCTATTATTTGTGATTTTGATCACAAAAATACCTTGATTTTTATTTGCAAAACTTGAAACACGAATCCAAAAAAGATAAACATTTGTCCGCAGTGACTTCTTTTCTACTGAAAAGTTCAATCTAAAGGGCAAAAAAAATGAAAAAAATCACAGTGGCACTCTCTGCGGTTGCAGCATCTGTCCTGATGGCAATGTCTGCGCAAGCAGCTGAAATCTACAACAAAGACGGTAATAAACTGGATCTGTACGGCAAAGTTAACGCAGAACATTACTTCTCTTCTTCAGCTAGTGATGACGGAGATAAGACTTATGCTCGTCTGGGATTCAAAGGTGAAACTCAGATTAATGACCAGTTAACCGGTTTTGGTCAGTGGGAGTACGAATTTAAAGGTAACCGTACTGAATCTGAGGGCTCTGATAAAGATAAAACTCGTCTTGCATTTGCTGGCCTCCGTTTTGCTGATTATGGTTCAATCGACTATGGTCGCAACTATGGTGTAGCTTATGATATTGGCGCTTGGACTGACGTGCTGCCTGAGTTTGGTGGAGATACCTGGACTCAGACCGATGTATTTATGACCCAGCGTGCTACTGGCGTAGCCACCTACCGTAACAATGATTTCTTCGGCCTGGTTGATGGTCTGAACTTTGCTTTGCAGTATCAAGGTAAAAATGATAGTGCTGCAAAAGTGAACAACTGGAAAGGCCGTGACGTAGTTGAATCTAATGGTGATGGCTTTGGTCTGTCTGCTACTTACGATTATGAAGGATTTGGCGTTGGTGCAACCTATGCAAAATCTGATCGTACTGATGGGCAGGTATCCTATGCTAAAAAGGATCCTCTGAATGCTTCTGGTAAAACTGCTGAAGTATGGGCTACTGGCCTGAAATATGACGCAAATAACATTTACCTGGCTGCAACTTATTCTGAAACTCAGAATATGACTGTCTTCGGTGATGACTTTATCGCGAACAAGGCGAAAAACTTTGAAGCTGTTGCTCAATACCAGTTTGATTTCGGCCTGCGTCCGTCCATCGCTTATCTGCACTCTCGCGGTGAAAATATTGGTGCGTTCGGCAGCCAGGATCTGGTTGAATACATCGACTTGGGTGCGACTTATTACTTCAACAAAAATATGTCCGCTTTCGTTGACTACAAGATCAACCTGATTGATGAAAGTGAATTTACCAAAAGATCTGAGGTTGCAACCGACAACATCGTTGCTGTTGGTATGACCTACCAATTCTAATTTTGGTAGGTAAGAATATGCGGGAAGGGAGTGATGTCACTGCCCGCATATAGGTGGCACCCTCATGCCACCTTTGAAGAGGCAATAAAATTGCCTCTTCTCAATTTAACTTCATGTTATTTATTACCTTTTTATTAATTTGAAACTCTATTGTTGGGGCGCTTTGTTGCGCCCATTTTTTTACACCAATTAGGTAAAGTTATTTTTAAGTAATCGAGCAACTTTCAGCCCTCTCAAAATGGAATATCGTCTTCAAAGTCCATTGGAGGTTCGCTATTGGCGTTGCTCTGAGGTTTACTGCCACCGCTGTATTGCTGGTGGTTTTGAGGTTGGTTTGACTGCCCCCAGCCATTTGAGAATTGTGAATCGTCGCGGCGAGCGCCGATCATTTGCATGGTGCCGCCCTGGCTGACGATAATTTCCGTCGTGTAACGTTCTACACCGGCGTCATCTGTCCACTTACGGGTTTTAAGTTTCCCTTCGATGTAGACCTGAGAACCTTTTCGTAAATACTCACTCGCAATTTCAGCAAGTTTTCCGAACAAAACGACTTTATGCCATTCTGTTTGCTCTTTCTGTTGGCCCGTTTGCTTGTCGCGCCATGATTCATTCGTTGCGATGCTGAGTCTTCCGACCGCTCCGCCATTTGGTATATACCTGATCTCCGGGTCTTGCCCCAGGGTACCAATCAGGATGACTTTGTTTACACCGCGTTGTGCCACTTATCTTACCTAATAAAATAAATTAATTAGAGCAATAATGTATATCTTTGAAACGTAGCTAACAAGTGATTTGCATTATCCTGTGCCTTCTAAAGGGATCGAGTCAGTCGGTATTGGCTGTGAATGGGTGTTTGTCCTGGAGCGTAAAAAATTCGCTTATGAGGTCTTTATGAAGGGAAAAACAGCCGCAGGAGGCGGTGCAATTTGCGCTATCGCGGTGATGATTACCATCGTGATGGGTAATGGCAATGTGCGAACCAACCAGGCGGGGCTTGAGCTGATTGGTAACGCTGAAGGTTGCCGACGTGATCCATACATGTGCCCGGCGGGGGTATGGACTGACGGGATCGGTAATACACACGGGGTAACGCCGGGTGTGCGAAAAACCGACCAGCAAATCGCCGCTGATTGGGAAAAGAATATCCTGATCGCTGAACGCTGTATTAATCAGCACTTCCGGGGCAAAGACATGCCCGATAATGCCTTCAGTGCAATGACAAGCGCGGCATTCAATATGGGATGCAATAGCTTACGGACCTACTACAGCAAAGCGCGAGGCATGCGAGTAGAAACGTCCATCCACAAGTGGGCGCAGAAAGGGGAATGGGTGAATATGTGTAACCATCTCCCTGATTTCGTGAACAGTAACGGCGTGCCCCTGCGAGGTTTAAAGATTCGCCGTGAAAAAGAACGCCAGCTTTGCCTGACGGGGCTTGTCAATGAATAAACTCCGGCAGCTCCGCCGACTTTCGACAATGAAGTTATCGCTGGCGGCGATAGTTTTTGACTCGATTTTCATGGCGGTATATGTGCTCAATGAGACGTGGCCACTGGAACCGCTATTGTATGCCGGGCTTCGGCTGTGCCTGACATTTTTGAGCATGGCTGCGAGATTGATGCAGCAGAAAGAAACCGCTTCAGATTGTCCACGCCGCGCGGTGCGCAAATATATGGCACGCAGGCGAAGGCGATAATAGTTAACGAGAACCCCGGCAGCTGCCGGGGTTATTTTTGGTGGTTATTTAAACGGATTGATTGAATTATTAAACGTGATGATGCTTGTCTCACGCGGTGCCTGGACGTTAGCCGCTTGCGGAACCTCCTTAATTTTCTTGGTGACAGGCAAGTTGCGTGCGCCAACTTTGATCAGAGATTCGAAAAGTGTGGCAACGATTTTTGCATCACCAGGTTCTTTGAGGCGGAATGCGTCTTTTTGGGCGGCGGAGACGAAGATCGGGAGGTTATCCAGTTCGTCTTGCATTGCTGCCAGCACATCGTCGCGGATACCCGCTGTTTCCTCCAGCAAAGCGATTCGCGCTTCAGCATCTGCGATCTTGGCCATTGCTTCGAGGTGGCGGCCCTGGCTTTCGAGTAGTGCAGTTTCCAGTTCTGCCGTACGCTCTGTCGCCTCCACCATCATTTCCAGTTCAGCCATTTTGCCGTAATGGGATATAACTGCCTGCACTGACTCGTCGGAGTACCCATGCGCCGCCAGGGACTCTGCCAGTAGAGATTTAGAATCCGCGCTTTCAAACATTCCGGCGCTGGCAGGATGATCCAGACTGATATAGTTCGGCGTTGTCACATAATCCACACCATGGAAGCTGGTGGTTACAGCGATTTTCCCGGACTCGCGCCCGCCAGTGGCCCAGCTCCAGCCACCAGCTCGGCTTTCGATCATCGCGGCGACAATTTTACCCGGCTCTGTGTTAAGAATTTCCTGTGTATGGGTAACGATGCCGTTGTCGTCAACAGATATAGCCACTGTGCGACACGCCGGAACATTGTCGATTACGACCGGGCGACCTTCCACCATGATCACGCTGGTTTCTGGTACTTCCAGTTTGCCAGTCAGCTGTCGGCGACCGTGACCGTAATAGCCGAAAAGCTCACCAAGGCGTAAACCTTCCTGAGTTTCCTTGCTTTCAAGCATGGTCTTTACCGCGCTTAATACATACTGTCGCCCGTTCTGGCGACCTTTTCGAGCATTGCTATAGAGACAAAAGCGGTCAGTGACCGTTTTCAAAACATCAGTCATTATCGTTTCCCTCTTTAAAGACCGATTCAAGGATTTGCGCCAGTTCCTGTGGCGGTGTTTTGATGATGGAATCCATCAGGTGATCGTCGTCCTCGCTTTTCGCTTTCAGTTCGTTCACCAGTGCTTCAGAGATTTTTTCGTCAATCTCCAGCACATCGCTGAACAGGTAACGTTTGAATGCATCGGAATTGGCGAGGACGCTGTTATTGCTGACGGCATCGAGGATTTGCGTAACGATGGTGGCGTAGTTCGCCTGCGAGTCGCGGTTGTCGTTGTGCTCTTGTTGCAGAGCGGTATTAACGGAGTGGAATTCGATTTTGTACGGGCGATCACCTTCCGGGTATACCTTGCCGTACTTGAAAGCAAGATGAATATCGATAGCCCGCTGAATGAACTCTTCTACGCCCTGCTGGATCCATGAGGCGCGCATGGCGGCCTGAATTGCCGTGCGCAGGAATCCACCTTCACCAAGCCCGCCGGACATTTGATCTGCCCACCCCAGGAGGGTGTAATCGAGGCCAAGTGCTGCCGCCAGCTGGCGCATATAGGTGAGAATGTCTTCAATGCCGTTGATGTCAGCCTGGATGGTCTGAGTATCAATAGTCATCTGTCCCTTGCCGTCGCCCATAATAGGCAGCAGAGTATTGGTCACCGTAGGCATGTTATTCGCGCCGCGTGCGCGCTTTTCCATCAGGTCAGCTGCTCGTTTAAGCGTCTGAGTAATGGTGCGTGAATAATCGGCTGCTTTTACCGGATCCAGACTATTCATCGCCAGGCCGATGATTCGGTCAATTTTCGACGCGTTAAAACGCGTTGCCTTCAGTGAGCGGATCGCCGAACGCAGATTCATGTACGGCTCGTAGGCGTATTCGAGCAAGCTGGTCCCGTAATTCTGGGTTTCAATCGGTGTGCGCTCTTCCGGATTATCCAGCAGGCTGTAAGCCTTATGGCCAGTGTGCACAGGCATAAGGTTTGACTTAGGCCGCCAATAGGGGATTTTCATAGGGATAATGGCCCACGGATCGGCGAAAACCATTTTCCCTGACGCATCCTTCAGATAATCGCCGCTAAATCCCGCCAGGTTGCCGCTGACCTCGAACTCTTTGATGAAGCCCGGAAGGGTGTAATAGGAGCACTCAAAAGACGTGATCCCTATTCCTTCTTTGGCGTATGGCCTGACATAAGCCACCCCAAATACAGACATGATAAATGCCCACCCGGCGACCTCTTTGTTGATGGTTCGCCCGATGTCGTTCATCAGCTCGTCACACAACGCCTGCGCGGCGTCATAGTCACTATCGTTTCCGTTGTGTACCGGCACGATAGAGAAGGTTTGTCCGGTCTTCTTATCGAAAGAGAGCGCGTGCGTAATATGGATGTTCAGCGCGGTGGCGATCGTGCTGTAAACCGCCATCTCTTCGAGTAACGGATAGCGTTGCAAGCGATCTTCCGGCAGTTGAACTTCATCAAAGATAAAGCGACTTCCGTCCACCAGCCCATCGCCAGCCATGCCACTATCGCCCGGTTTGCCGCCTAAGAAGCCGGACAGTTGTACCGGTGCCCCTGCGCGAGAAAACAAATACCCACTTCCGCCGTGCACAGCCAGCGCGGACAGGAGGATGTTGTCCCGTTCTCCGTTGTCTTTAAAAACCCCCGCCAGCGCCTTCCTGACCGAGGATAGCGTGATTTTATTGTCTGCCAAGATTGCACCTTAATTAGAATAATTCGCATCGTGTTTGAACGGAATTTAACACTAGTCACTTGTTAAGGATTACCAATGAACAAGCTATCTATAGGGGTGTTTCGCTGTTCAAGTGTCAGCGAAATATTGAAATACATTAGGGCAATAACATCTCACCGAGCGCCGATTAGATACGGCGTGGAAAAGGTGGAAGGCAAAAGCTATGACCGACTACGCCGGGAGGCGAATCAGAAGGCGATAGATTTGCTTAATTCGCTGGTGGACGGCGCGACACTGACAGATGAACAGCGCCAGATCCTGGCTGGGTACACCGGCGAAGGCGGCATTGGCGGGTCCGTCTCCGAATATTACACACCAAAGCCGATCGCTGAAGGTGTCTGGGAGATCATGAAGCTCTACGGCGCGGACGTAGGTAACACTCTGGAACCATCGGCGGGAACCGGCGTTTTTAATGAGACAAAACCGGTTGGTACGGTGATGACCGCGACTGAGATCAGCAGTGTTTCCGGTCGTATAAACCAGCTGTTGCACCCGGAAGACAGCGTACAGATTTCTCCGTTCGAACAACTGGCTGTAAGCACGCCTAACGATTCATTCGACCATGTTGTGGGTAACGTTCCGTTCGGTGGTCGTGATAACACACGCAACATCGATAAGCCTTACGCAGAAGAAACGGACATGGGTTCTTACTTCATGCTCCGCATGCTGGACAAGATAAAGCCAGGCGGATTCATGTGCGTGATTGTGCCGCCGTCCATTGTTTCAGGTTCAAACATGAAGCGGTTACGCCTGCGCCTATCACGGAAAGCTGAATTTCTTGGTGCCCACCGCTTGCCTACCGGTACTTTTGACGCTAACGGGACCAGTACGGTCGTAGATGTGGTGCTGATGCGCAAACATCCGGCAGAGATGGCTGAGAAAATCCCCCTGGTGGATGAAAGCACTCTCGAATCGGCAAATGTGCTTTGGTCAACGTTTATTTCTGGCAAGTGGTTTGAAAAGGATGGCCGCCGGTTTGTTCATGGCACCCAGGAAAAGGGCTTCCAGGGGCGTATTGAGGTTCGTGCCGACGGTCAGATTGATAACCAGGCTCTTAAAGCGAAGCTGATTCATCGTTTCGAAAGCCGTATCGACTGGTCTTTGCTCGATATGGCTGAACCGTCACCGACCGCAGACGTTGTTGGTGAAGGGGAAATGCGCCTGATTAATGGCGTATGGCAAAAATATGCTGGTGGTCGCTGGATTGAAGCTGATGCAGGGAAGGAACTTAAGATCGATGCTGCCAGTTATGGCGCGGATAGCTGGGAGGCTCTTCAGCGTAACCTGACTACAACAGAAGGCCGTCTCGGCATGACATTTACCCAGATGGCAAATGTCCGCGATAAGTACACCACATCAATCAGCGACGATATGGTGCAGCTGGTGGACTGGATTAACAGCCAGCCTGAAAAATACCGTGAACGCTTGTATCGCGGGGCGATGATTGGCCGGATGTTAATTGAATATCAGGACATGAAGGCCGCCGGGCATAGTGCTGAACAAATCGAACAGCAGCGCCTTTCTCTGGTATCCCGTTTGCAGGCAGAGATTGACCGTTTTGGTAACCCCGGTCGCGGTCCGATAGCGAAATTATCGGGGAGCAGTGCGCGCGCCTGGTTTGCTTTCCGTGGTGCAATTAAGCTGGATGGCACTATTTCTGACGAGCTGACAGGAAAACTGGTTACGCATGATTCCAGCGCCAGTTATGACTCTACCAGCTATCAGGACACCCTGCGTTATCTCTACAGTGATCTCACTCGCGATCCAATCCAGCTCGATGATTTCCGCCTTGCGTTTACCGGCGAACTGCCAGCCAGTGATGACGAGTTGCTTAATTTATTGGCCAGCACCCCTGGCATTGCGGTTTCACCGTATGGCGGGATTGTTCCGTTCGCCCGCGCCACCAGCGGCGACATTAACGAGATAGTGGCTCCAAAACAGGAATTCCTCGCCACGCTCCCCGACGGTCCAGTAAAGAACAACGTCCTTAATCAGCTGGCAGCGATCGAAGAGAAGCGCATCAAGACGCCAGCAGAGAATATCCGCTTTAAGCTCAATAGCCGTTGGTTCGACCGTTCCGTCATTCTGGAGTTTTTGCAGGAAAACGGCTATCCGGATCTTCGCTATGTGCAGTCAGTGCAGCTGGAAGGCGACGAAATGGTTTCTGACACCTATCACGGTGGTGATGGTCTGTTCGTCGGGCACCGATACGGTGTCGTCCAGCGCAAGGATAAAGAAACAGGCGAGATCCGCTACGAGTGGGACCGTAAATCAGGTGAAAACGCGACCGGGTTCCCGGCACAGCTGGAAAAGTATCTCAATGGTGCGCGTATCGGTGGCAAAGATAGCGCGACGGCGAACGGCTACCGCGAGCTGATGGCACTGCTTGAGGACCAGTTCAATAAGTGGATCAAGACGCACGATCGCTACGATGAACTGGTTGCCAAATACAACGATGTGTTCAATAGCAATATCCCGTATGAACACTCTGGCGATCCGCTTGGGTTGAAGGGATTAAGCGGTAAGCGCCAGCCATTTGATTACCAGAATAGCGAAGTGCGCCGACTGTCCGAAGATGGGCGCGGCATCCTGGGCTTCGGCACCGGGCTGGGTAAAACTACGACCGCGCTGGCGCTTGAGGCGTTCAACTATGAGAACGGTCGCTCCACCCGTACTGCGTATGTAGTGCCTAAATCAGTGCTGGAAAACTGGTATTACGAAGCAAAAGAATTCCTGAGTGAAGAGGCATTCAGTAACTACCTGTTCGTCGGTCTTGATGTGCTGATGGATGGCGATCAGATTCGCCAGGTGCCGGTGCTCGATGAGAACGGTAAACCTGTTCTTGGTACTGATGGCACTCCAGTTATGCGCGATGCCCTAAAACTGGCAGATGAAGCCACTATCACGGCGCGGATGAACGCGATCCCGCACTCAAATTACCGTGCAGTCGTGTTTACCAAAGAACAATACGCCCGCATTCCGCTACGTGATGACACCGTAGATGAGCATGCACAGGATATGCTTTATGACTTCGTTGCCGCCGGGCGCGTAGCCAGCGCAATGGACTCCGACTCCCACCGCAAAGAGGCCGCGCGTCGCCGGGTATTGTCGGAGTATTCAGATACCGGCACCGAAAAAGCAGAGAAGTATCCGTACTTTGAGGATATGGGCTTCGATAGTGTGATCGCTGACGAAGGTCACAACTACCGCAATAGCTATAAAAATGGTCGCGAAGCGTCACAACTGGCCTATCTGCCCACCAGCGCGGTGGCGCAATCGGCGCGGGATATGGCAATTAAAAACGCGTACCTGATGAAAAAGAATGGTGGGCGCGGACCGGTTCTCCTGACTGCAACGCCAGTCGTTAACACCCCGATCGATGCATACAACATGCTTTCTCATGTGCTGCCGAAGGAATACTGGCAGAAGATGGGGATCTACGGTCCTGATGACTTCGTTAAATTCTTCGGCAAGACCAGGCTGGAAACGGTACAGAAAATCAGCGGTGAAGTTGAAGAAAAAATGGCGCTGGTGGGCTTTGAAAACCTTGATGCGCTGCGCGGCATATTCCATCGCTGGACAACGCTTAAAACGGCGGAAGACGTTAAGGATACCGTGGAGATCCCGGAACTGGACGAACACCAGCAGGATGCACCACTTACGGAAGAACAACTGGCGGCGTATGAAGAATTGCGTCAGCAGGCGGAAGCGGCAGCCAAAGCCAACAATGGCGTAACGACCTCGGTCAATGAAGACGGCGTGATTGAGCACGAGAAAGCCCGTCCGATCTTCTCAATAATCAGGGATATGGACCGCGTATGTACTGACATGGACCTGTACTATCGCAGGATCACCTATCGTTTCCTGCCGGAGTACGCCGATGCGGTGCAGCAGCTGGCGGACAGTTTGCCTAAACAAGCCACCAGCGAAGACGACGACAGTGATGATTCGATCACGCAGCAATCGCAATACTCCCTGATAGATAAGGGCGAGTTTATTCAGTTGCAGGTACCGGAAGCATTTGAGCAGGAAGTGAATAAGCGCCTGGCCAAGTTTGGTATTGACGAACAGACCGTAACTCACCCCGTTACACCCAAATACGCGAAGCTGATCGCCACGCTGAAGGAGTTTTTCCCGGAAGGTAAGCAAATCATCTTCACCGATGAAAAAACGCAGCACCAGAAGCTCAAGCGCATTATCTGCAATGCTCTTAACCTTGAACCTTCAAAGGTGGGTATCCTGAATGCTCAGACGGTTGCCGAGGCAGGTAAAACCGGTAAGAAACTGAAAGCGGTTAAACCACCGAAAGAGCTACCGGATGAACCAACAGATGCACAGATAGCGAAATACAACGAGCAAATGGCTCTGTATGACGCCTATATCGCGCAGCAAAATGAAATGTCGCTGGGTGGGCTGGAAAAGATTGCTGCCGACTTCCAGGAGGGCCGGACTCCGATCATCATCTGCAACAAAAAGGCAGAGGTGGGTATCAACCTGCATCGAGGAACGACTGACATCCATCATCTGACGTTGCCATGGACACCAGCCAGTATCGCACAGCGTAACGGTCGCGGTGCCCGAGTTGGTTCCAACCGTGCAAGCGTTCGCGTTCACTACTACTGCGGCAAGGGTTCTTTCGATGAATACCGACTGAAGACGCTGAAGCGTAAAGCAGGCTGGATCTCCGATATCCTCCGTTCAGATAAGTCAGAAATGGAGAACGCCGACGCCAACGATATGATCGAAATGCAGATGTATACCGCTAAGGATGATGGCGAACGTCTGGCAATGATGCAGGTTCAAATGGATAAGGCGAAAGCCGCGCAACGCGCTCGCCAGAAAGAACAGGCTACTATCGACCTTCAGAACTACATCAAGGCGCAGCACGCAGCTGGCGAGGATGTGGAGGTACTTACCGCTGAATTAGAGCGAAGCAAAGCGGAACTTGAAAAGACCACCGCCGAGGTAGCTAAATTCAAACAGGCGGTAATGGCCAAAGCAGCTGATAACGCAGACTGGAAGGCCCGCTGGGGGAGCGTCCATCACACAGACCGTATGTTGTTAGCACAGTATCGCGCGTCGTTGAAAAACGCCATTCAGCGCAAGGCTAATATCTCTCAAGCCATCTCCCGCTATGAGAAATTATTGAACCGTACTCAGAAGGCCGTGACGGATATCAAACGCCTGCGCCCGCTGGTGGAGGATGCAATAAATAAAGGCATTCTGGATGTTGATCCTGACCTGGTTAACCATGCGAGTGAGTTCCTTGTTATCGGCGATCGCTCATGGCGTGTAGGCCAATACTACGATTGTGCCGGTGATATCGTTCGCATTAAGTCGCTGGACTTCGACAGCCAGCGCGCAGACGTGGAGATCATCTTTACCTTCAAAGGCACCAAATCGGGTAACTGGGATGTGAAGACGCTGGATAAACAGGTGGATGTAACTCCCGATGAAGATGCTGTTATGCAGAAAATCAGTGGTGGCGTCTCCATCGCCGGGATTAACGACATCATTTCCTGTGACGATTTCTACCGTTTCCAGCAGCGCGGCATGATCAAAATCACTGACTCGTACGGCGTTCAGACTACAGAGTCAGGCTATAGCATTGATTTTGTTGGTACCTATACGGACCCACTGAAGCATGCGGTTTACCCGGATCGCCGTGACGGCGCGCTGAAGTCGTCAATTGCAAAATGGGTGCTTGGTATGATGTCGGAAGGGAATAACCGCCAGATCCGTTCGGCAGAAACATTCCTGGTTGAATTGTTTGGCTCCAATTATGGCGATGTAATCGCGTCATACGGAGATACGCTATCCCCTGAAGCAATTCAGGAGAAAATAGCGGATGCGATCGCCAGAATGCCGGAAAAAACAAGCCAGGGGGCTACTCGTAACGGGGATTCTGAACTTGAAGTCACCAATGCCATTTTCGGTACCAATGAGTTCCGGGCGTCAGATTATGAGATCACCACAGCACAGTTTGGCACCATTGGCATTTACAGCAATAAAGCCGAGATCAAGCAGGCAATGGACGCAGCAAGCGCGCGCATCGCAGCAGAACGGGAAGCCAATCTGAATCATGCAGTCGCCGCGCTGACTCAATCGTGGGTAACAGCAATCAGGGAGGCCGCCACCACAGGGAAAATCACACCTGCAATAGCGGATGTCGTAAACGACGGCTCTAAATTTATGGATGCCTATCAAATGGATGCGGTGAAGTTGCCATCAGCCTATGGTCAACTCAGCTATCGCATGACCTACAACCTGGTATCAATGTTTTCCGACCTTGCCATCCTTGGGCTGGTGGATCTTAACGAGGTTACGCCGGAATTGCTCAGCATGCGCAAGAATCATGTGGAGATATTGCAGAGAATTAACACGGTTCTTGCCGGGCGCACCGATGAAGAGAAACAGGCCGACGCTGATCGGATAAACCTGGCCCTTGGCAACATCACGGAGGAAGAGATTGCCGCCAGAAACGAGAAACAAGAAGAGTTATCATCAATACAGGGTGATGCCACCAGCATAGCTCAGTCTCTTGGTCTGAATTATCGCGTATCCACCGCCGACCTGAAGATGATGTACGCACCAAAATTCGCCGCTGGCGAGGTATTTGGGCTTCAGGAAGCCTCAGGCATGAAAGGCGTTCTTTTCCGTGCGAAAGACGCAATCAAGGCGAAATTCGGCGCTCGCTGGCTGCCAGCGAAGGCGAAGAACAGCGATTTCCCGGGTAACTGGTGGATTATCGAGACAAAACACAACGTGGCGGACGTTCTGGCCGTCATCCAACAATACGCATAACAGGAGCGCCCGGTTCGCCGGGCGTCGCATAATATGGCCACACTATCTGATACAATAAAACCGAATAAAACATATCTTGAGGCGGTACTCCGTACAGCGTTGTTAGGAAAGACAGAAGACGAATACGTTGATTTCTTCCTGTCAGGGCTACGCGGGCGATTACTGAAAAATCCCCGCCTGTACCGCAGCTATGGTCCATACTGGCCGGAAATTAAAAAATTATTACTGGAGCGCGGTTATGGTAATTTCGGTCGTCTCGTTGACCGTGACGTTCGCAAAATTTACCGTTATGACCGCCCGGCGCTAACACTCATAGCCGCGACGCTCTACAGCCAGGAGCGTTTTGATAATGGTCAGATATACTCAGCCTGGCATTTACTGCCAGTGCCTGAAGAAGTTGACGACCAGGACTATGAGTTTGAGTCTTACGATTTGGAAGTTGAAGCCTTGGCACAGGCTGGAGAGAAAACTTGAAAAAGCGATACTACACAGTAAAGCATGGGACGCTACGAGCATTACAAGAGTTTGCTGACAAGCATAACGTTGAGGTGCGCAGGGAAGGGGGAAGTAAAGCTCTGCGCATGTACCGTCCGGACGGGAAATGGCGTACGGTCGTCGATTTCAAAACTAACAGTGTTCCCCAGGGCGTCCGCGATCGGGCATTCGAAGAATGGGAGCAGATCATCATAGATAACGCATTGCTCCTGAATGCTGATTAAGAACTCTCCGGCCTAGGGAGATTAGGCCGGAGATAAATATACTATATAAACTTAGATACAATATCGTGAATCTGTTGTAGCGGGATATCTTCCATCTCATTCTTAATAAGAGAGCGGTTAGATGCTGTCAGTGAAGGCCATTTTGTTTTCCAGGCTAGATATGCTCGCCATGAGTAGCCTGTTTCGTAAGGTTTATTCATATAAGTCATTGAGTGTTCAACCGCATGTATGTATTTTTTCTCAAAATTGGTTCCTTTTACTTCAAATAAACTACCGAAATAAATAAGCCATTTTGCCAGGTGTTCATACTGCTCCCATGCGCCAGGCTTTTTAGTAAGCTCTATTTTTTTATCTATTATATTACAAAAAACATTTAATACATTTTCATTATTCCAGCTATATCCAGATGATGAAATGGAGGAAATGATATGATAAAAAGAATCCTCTAGCTTCAAGAACTCTATTTTATACTCTCTTCCGTTTTTTATTACCGATTTGATTGAGTGCCTCAATTTGTCTTTTATTTTTTTTGCTTCTGGAATTTTATCGTTAAGTTTTCTAAAGAAATCAGATACCTCTGTTTTATCTATAACCCTAACCCCATAGCAGGAAAAATAGTAATCTTTAATAGGTTGCAATAGTTCCCCTCGGGAAACAAGGAAAATATTGGAGGACATTACGTTGTCCCGTGAAAATACCTTATATTCATTTATAATAGCCTTTAGGTTCGCGTCACTTAGAGAATAGCCAAGGATAACAATAGTGTTTTCATGTAGAACTGTGCTTAGTTTATTAGAAAAGTAAGAATTACCATTTATAAATCTGAAATAATCCTCGCTAGTAACAACCATGTCTGATGGGGAGTCTATAGAACCGTGAACATGGTAGACTTTAACCTCACAATTATATTTTGGAATTGGCAGGCCGGGGGTGATTGTACAAGTTCGATTCTCTCCAGCCAGCTTTTCTGCTAACTTGTCATAATTTGTCGTAATTACTTTAAATGTGTTTTCTTTGAAAAAGTCTTGAATATATTCAATTGATGGATCAAGTTCGATTGAGGCTATGATTTTCTCAATCTCTTGGTAAATATTTTTCCCCGAAAGTATAAGTTTTAGTGCAATAACCTGAGCAGCTTCTTCAAGGCTAAGGTCTTTTGCTTTTCCATCAGGAAATAATTCCTCTTTGAGTGAGTCACCATCCTTCAATAAACCGCACAGTTGCTCCAATAAAGATTGCCAACTTGGGGCTTTATCATCAGAAACAGCCTTTGAAAATCCAGTGCCTGTAAGAAAGCACAGCCTATGTGTAGCCGCTGCATAGGCAATTTCTATATACTCGCTCATTACTTACTCCATTTACTTATAGTTCTACGGAGAAGTATACCCTAATGCATTGACGTTTATAGATAATTTCCTTTTCCTGTTAATACTCCCTTAGGCACCTGTTTTTGTGCCAGCGTTTGGGTGCCGCGAATTATGTTAATCAGAGGGCTTAGTAACGATGGTTCCTGGCGTGCCTCAACTTCTCCAGCCATTGCCCTGATGTAGTCGGCGCTGGCAACGTTGTTGTATTCCGTCGCAAAGCAACATAGTAACGTCAGAACATGCTCTGTCGTTATTTCGCTCCAGTTGATGTTGAAAAATTCATCGCCTTTTTTATCGTGTTCGGAATCGAAGATGCTTTGGTGGAGGATGTATTTGCCGGATTCCTTGCGCGGTAACTTGATTGCTTTCTGGCGTTCCAGCTCCTTATAAATCTGCATTGCCTCAATTAGTACCGGCCTGCCGTTCATGAAGGGATCGCGCAACCTTACACGCTGGCCAACTCGACCAGTAATAAAGCTGTTTTCCTCTTCCACCAGCACGATAAAACCCTTTTCCTCTTTTTCTCGCAATTCGCGCAGCAGCTGGAGTTCCATATCGCGGCGGCGTTCAGGGTAGCTGGTCCGCTCAGCCATTATTAGCTCATTGTTGATCCATGCAGCAGTCATTGACGCCGGTTTGCCGACGCTCATCGAAACAACGCATATTTTCTTATCCATAGCGCCCCCTACAAAAAAGAAAAGCCACCAGCGGCGGCTTAGCAATACAACTGAAGGTAGCGCCCGGTACTCAGACTGTGCCGTCCATGGAATATTTGAAAAGGGATCCATCCGTACCGGGCATGTGATGATTCTGACTGAAGTCACTTGTCAGTTGTCAATTATTTCAGATTAAAAATAATATATTTATTAGTGCATGATGTTTGCCATCTCATAGGCGTCAGCCAGCAACTCCATCTCTGACTTGTTCAGCAAGGTGAATTCTTTCTTGCCTCCAACCACACCATCGGCATGAACAGGGACCAGCCAGGGGTATTTTTCTCTTACTTCAGCCGGTGCTGCATGCTGGTGGTGCCATCTACAAAGGGGCAATTGCTTTTTGTGACAACCCGGCGCGGTACGACCGGAGATATGGTGCAGAGATACCTCTTCAGATATTACTCCATGCATGTAGCAGGCAATGCAGGGGAGAGCGCCAAGAGCATTGGCGATGCTCCGTTCCTCCGCTGTCGATGTTCGCCCCTTCAAGCCACGAGATTTTATCTTTACCGCACTTTTCCGCGTTTTGCTGGCTGGTGGGCGCTCTTTCTGTTTAGCGATACGGCGGTCGATAGAATCCCGCATTTTCTGATATTGCGATTCTCGCCAGGCGGGGTCAGCCAACTTTTCCCGTTGCCGAGCGATCGCTCGTTCTCTGGCTGCCTTCTGCCACTCGCGGCGCTGTTCAAGTTTTTGTTCGATTGTTTTCATATGGCAAAAAAAAGGCGGCCTAATGGCCGCCAATGATGTCAAGGAGTTAAGTAATGGCAACGTCTTCGTAGTTGACAAAAACTGCGGCTTAATTATAGCAATCAATTAGAGCAATGGTAGATATTTTGTTAATCGCGAATCACATTTTTTCACTTCAGTACCTGTGTGCTATACTCCTTCTTGATTGATTGGATGCGGAATACAAACCCGCTCTTTTGTGCAGCCTGGCTCCTTGCCAGGCTTTTTTTATTTCATCATGGAAGCTGTTAACGCTTTGGATCTTGCTGAACTGATTGAAAGGGCATTGTTTACCTTACCCAGGAGTTCGCCAAATTCCACCATCACTCTAGTAAGCCCGCGCCGCGCTTCCTCCTCCGTTGCATTCATCACAAAATGTTCAGCACTCCGCATGCTTTTAACGGGGAACGCAACAGATATCGAGTCGATATCAGGCATCCTATCGCTCAACTTTACGGTGACAATGACAGATGGTGACTGAATTTGAGAGCTTACAGACAGCACCACATATTTTCCGTCTATTTTGAAATCCTTCCGCATGCGTCACCATAAATATCAAATAATTAGAGCAATCAAGCGCAAATGAACGGCTAATCGCCATCTTCCAGCAGGCGCACCATTGCCCCCGTTTCACTATCCAGGTTACGGATATAGTTCATGACAATATTTACGTTGGTCCAGCCACCAGCTTGCATGATCTCCGGTATTGAAACTCCGGCGCGGGCCATATCTCGCGCGGCTCCGACACGGGCACTGTGTCCAGACCAGGCCAGGTATCTCTGACCAGAGTCATCCTTAGCGCCGTAAATCAATCGATGAGTTGCTTCAAAAATCCCTTCCAGGGCGCGAGTTGATAGCTGGCTGGTGGCAGATGGCGCGGCAACACCATTTTTTCTGACACGGCAAAACAAGTAGTTATTCGGATCATCAGCCACACCAGAGACAGAAATCCATCGCTCGACCAGTTTAGTTACCCCCAGGCTAAGTGCCTTCTCTACACCTGCGGTGCTAACCAGCGTTTTCGTTCTGCCAATATGGATTAACATTCTCCCACCGTCAGTACGTGAGATATCTTTAACCCTGATCCTGGCAATTTCGGCTATACGTAATAGGGTGTTATAAGCAATCCCCAGAAATGCCAGATTACGTATATCCTGGCAGCGATCGCTATTTTCCATGAGTGAACGAACCTGGTCGAAATCAGTGCGTTCGAACGCCAGTGCCTGTTTTGCACGTTCACCGGCATCAACGTTTTCTTTTCGGATCCGTCGCATGACCAGTGAAACAGCATTACTGTCACTTGGTCGTGGCAGCCCGGACCGACGATGAAGCATGTTTAGCTGGCCCAAATGTTGCTGGATAGTTTTTACTGCCAGACCGCGCGCCTGAAGATATAGAAGATAATCGCGAACATCTTCAGGTTCTGCGGGAAACCATTTCCGGTTATTCAACTTGCACCATGCCGCCCACGATCGGCAAACGGACAGAAGCATTTTCCAGGTATGCTCAGAAAACGCCTGGCGATCCCTGAACATGTCCATCAGGTTCTTGCGAACCTCATCACTCGTTGCATCGACCGGTAATGCAGGCAAATTTTGGTGTACGGTCAGTAAATTGGACATTTAACACTCAGATAATGGTTTTAAGTAAAGTGTACAGGATCGGCTCTGCCTTTACCTGTTTATGGTTCTCGTCATAGAAACGCCAGCGACCGCGCGTGCGTTCTATTTTCTCTTCACCGCGCGATAATGACAATTGGCAACTATCACGATCAAACCCTTTTGCCCGCCAGTAACCACGGTTTTTCTCAAGCTCAAGATGAGTGGACACTTTAGCAGTTGAATATCCCATTTTTCACCTCTGATTGATTGGTGGCGCTAAGTGCGCTACGCGAAATCTGGAGCACTAACACTGCCAACAATTCGCAGATTTTACGTAGCGCAACCTTGATCAAATGATCAAGTGATCACTATTTGACCTGATAAGGTATTGAACTGTATGGATTTACAGGTAAATTGATCATGTTCAATAACCCTTAAGATAACTTCGTATAATGTATGCTATACGAAGTTATTAGGTCCGAAGAGGAGTTTACGTCCAGCTGCGCATAAAAATCAAGAATTATTAGAGCAATAAATTTTGAGAGAAAAATCCCACTCCACCAGCCAAAAACTGGATTGTTTTTCATTGTTGTTTGACAATTGCTCTAATAAATTATAGTTTTGCCGCCGTTTCGTAATACGACTTTGGATTCACTATTTAATGTGTCTTCAGCGTTGTAGAGCGGCTCAGAAGGAAATGAGCAAACAGGGAAACCTTATACAACGGCATTACAGCTATGCATTGCTCATCTTACACACAGCGCAATGTTGTTAGATTACCCCAGCATGGATCATGGGTGAAACAGTAGGTCAGAGCTTCAGGCTCTGTGTTGTCAATACAGTGAGGCATAATTATGGCTTTCATTCCACCAACCATCGACGACGTTAGACATTGCTCTAACGCTTTATCTGTAGACCCTGCCGAAACCGACGCTGCCCGCGCCATTGCTGAACACTACTCAAAGATATCCAATCAGGAGTACCGCATCACCCAAGACGACCTGGATGATCTCACTGACACAATCGAATATCTCATGGCCACTAACCAGCCAGACTCACAATAAATGCACTAATAAATCTATTATTTTCGTTGGATCCTTCTATAATGGTGGCCAACAACTCCCAGTGTAATCCGCTGTGAGTTGTTGGCCATGTCAATTCTGGAGGAGGATCAATGATAAATTATGTCTACGGCGAACAACTGTACCAGGAGTTCGTCAGCTTCAGGGATCTCTTTCTAAAAAAAGCTGTTGCACGCGCCCAACACGTTGATGCCGCCAGCGACGGTCGTCCTGTACGCCCGGTTGTCGTTCTGCCGTTCAAAGAAACGGACAGCATTCAGGCTGAAATTGATAAATGGACTTTAATGGCGCGAGAACTGGAACAGTACCCAGACCTCAATATCCCAAAGACTATTTTATATCCAGTGCCTAACATCCTTCGCGGTGTGCGTAAGGTTACAACGTATCAGACAGAAGCTGTGAACAGCGTCAACATGACCGCTGGCCGCATTATTCATCTGATTGATAAGGACATTCGCATCCAAAAAAGCGCGGGGATCAATGAGCACAGTGCGAAATACATAGAGAACCTGGAAGCAACAAAAGAGCTAATGAAGCAGTACCCGGAGGATGAAAAATTCCGTATGCGCGTACACGGCTTTAGCGAAACAATGCTGCGCGTCCACTACATTTCCAGTAGCCCTAACTACAATGATGGTAAATCAGTTAGTTACCATGTGCCACTGTGTGGTGTGTTTATCTGCGATGAAACTCTCCGTGATGGAATCATCATCAACGGTGAATTCGAGAAAGCAAAATTTAGCCTTTATGACTCTATAGAACCGATCATCTGCGACCGCTGGCCGCAGGCAAAAATATATCGCCTGGCAGATATTGAAAATGTAAAAAAACAAATTGCCATCACTCGCGAAGAGAAAAAGGTCAAATCAGCCGCATCAGTTACGCGCAGCCGTAAAACCAAGAAGGGGCAGCCAGTAAACGACAACCCCGAAAGCGCGCAATAAATTATGCCCGGCATCAACCGGGCATTCTTCCATTATTCAGCCGCCACCGGTTTTAACAAGCCAGCATCGAGCAGTTTACGCGTCAACCACTGCTGTCCTTTACCCGTTAATTGAGGCGTCAACCGTATCTGGTAGCCATCTTCATCATCCAGCACCACTTCTTTCACCGTGAAATACCCCGCGTTGATGTACTGCTGGAACGGCACATTTTTACGTCCACCGGACGCTATCAGGATGCCGTTCTCCCGTAACCAGGCAAACAGCGCGTTTTGCTTAAGTCCAACAACCTTTGCAAAATTCCCAATCAGGATCCCTTTAGCTACTGATACCCGGTCGGCAAAATCGACTTTAGGGGCTGCGGCCACCAGCTGCTGATTTAGCTGGTGGGCTTTCTGTTCCAGAAGCTGCTTTTGTTCAGCCAGTTCGGCAGCCAGGCGCAGAGCTTCTGGAAGCGTCTGGGGGATTGCAACCGGTTGCTGTTCTTTTTGTCGGAAGTAGCTGTCTTCCAGTTTTTCAAAGAATGCCCATGCCTGATCGGTTTCGAGCATTTTAGCGTGGCGGGCTGCGCCGCGTTCCGTCCAGAGGATGAGTGAGCGGGTTTTAGGAGAGATGGGATTTTGTGAGTTACTTAAAGTCACCCGCAAATTGTTCAAATCATCTCCAATAACTTTATAGAAATGCTTGCCTTCACAAAAACGTTCAGCATTACGGGAAAAGTTCTTCTTGATGTTATCCGCATCGGTCCCATACCCCTTAGCAAGGATCTTGGTTGTCACTACACGCACTCCCAGCCATTCCAGAACGGGAATTTCATCAGACTGATTCTGAACAACCACCAGCTCTGATTCCTGAACTGAAGTTGCATGAATTTTTTCTGATTTAACGTTAGTTGCTTTCATTCTGTGTGCCTCCTTGCGTGCTTCGGCTGCGACGGTTGCGTAATTCAGATGACCCTGTTCGAGCAGGTATTCACGGATATCGGTTAGCAGAATGCGGTGAACCGCGTTCTTGTCCTTTCTCCGGTAAAGTTGTTTGGTGATCATGAAGTAGTTGGCAATAACGCCCGGTATATCCCTGGTACTGATACAGGCGGTATGCTGTTCAATTGCCTCGATCATCTCTTCACGGGTGACTAATGACGTTCTCATACTCCCTCCTGAGCAGAAGCGTTAACAGGGAGGCACCAGTAACTGAGAGAATTGCGTGAATCAGTGGAAAAACGGGCAGAGAAAATACATGGGGCGTCAGGAAGCTGAGAGCGGGCCTCATCTTCTGTTGTTGCGATAACGAAGTGATAGTGACGTTTCTGGCAGGAGTAAAAGCGCCAGATAAATTCAGGGTGAGTTGGGGTAGGGATAGTAGCCATAATGGCAGCCTCCTTTTGCTAACTTAAGGAGCTACCGCGTGAGGTTCCAATCTCAATGGCGGTAGCACTGACTGGGTTGGAACTACCGGCGCAAAAGGGAACCGGCCTGCCTTTCGGCAGCCCAGCCAGCACTACCATTGATCTCGGAGCTATGTGCTACGTATGGCTGTGCGATGGCATGACACAAAAAAGACGCTTTTGGCGTCTGTGTCGCCTTTTGCATTATCCGGGGTTCCAATCCCGGCACCCGTTTTAATGAGGTGCCTGATAAGCATAAACCGAAAATGCCTCAAGGCGCAAGAGGTCAGGTTCAATGTAACATCGGCAGTCAAAAAACACAATTTATTAGAGCAAGTTTTTTACTCATTAAGCCATGCCAGAGCTTCATCAACCTGCGCTTCGTCTTCGACGCTAAGCACTTCATCCTGGGGGACATAGTTCGCCAACATAGCGAAACAATATGTATCCCAATGGTCCGGTGAGTGCAGGTTGAGTTTTTTCTTCATATCTTCCTTTGACATCACCTTCCATTGACCTGCGGAATTTATCCCTACCGGTATCTTTGATGCTTCCTCTATAGTCGCAGCCCCCTTATCAAGCCTCATACGCCCTGATTTTACAGCTTCTGCCGCCTGAATATTCGCGAAAGCGCGCATATCGAAATAAAGGCTTTTATCTTCGCGGCTGTGCATCTTTTTACCCCAACGGATACGCTGGACGGTAATACCATAGCGTTCGTACATCAGATCAGCCGTCGATTTCCCCAAGCCATCGCCATCAATAGCTATGGTTATGTTCGGGAACCGTTCTGGGTTACATTCTGCGAAAATCTTGGCGGCTAACTGCGTTTCTGTAACGTCTGTGTATTCCAGCATACGATAGTTGATTACACGGCGTTTATTTCGCTGGCCGGACACCATCATGATATTAATAACGGACTTATCTCGTCCTGTGCCACCAGCAACGTCAACACATGCAACCCAGCCCCATCCTTTGGCAATCTTGACCTTTCGCCGCGTCGCCCGCTCAACCTCATCACGACCAAGAAGAAAGCCATCTTGAGATTTGGGAAATTCACCACGTACTTTGATCATGTACATGGGGTTATCACGACCGCCATACTCCGCAAGTTTTGCTCGTATAAATTTTGCATCTACAAGCGGAGATTCTTCACTATTCAGTATTATCGCAGTAAACAATCCATCAGGATTTCCCGGGCGAATAGCTAGTCTGTGGTGTGAATCGTAGAAATAGCCTGAAGGTCGCGTAGGCTGGGAAAGAAGCAGAATACGGTTATCCTTACCGGTCAGCGCACCTGTTATCACACTGAATGCTTTATCACTCACACCCGACGCTTCGTCGATGATATACAAGAGATGATCGGCGTGTTCACCAGCCAACGCCTCCTCATTTCCGGGGCGACAGGACTTTATCAATATTGTCCAAACACCCTTGCCAGTCACCTCAAAAAAAGACGTTTCTGTAAGAATGAAATACTTCGACAACCACGGGAATCTGCTAACAGCAGTAGCCCAATTGCTCTTTATGTATTTGAAAATACCATCAAGGACTTGCTGTCTTTTGTTAGCGACCAGAATGACGCGAGCGCCGGGGAAAAACATGATGAAGAGTATTGCAATGATACTCGTCATATCCGATTTACCAGTACCATGGCCGGAGGTCACACTTGTCCAACTGCCGTCCTGCTGCGTGGACTCAATGATCTCATCCTGCTGCCAGGTTGGTGTCTTCCCAAACAACACATCAGCGGCCGCAATCCAGTCATAACGATATAGCGCCACCAGCTCGCGCCAACGTGGGTCCGTTACGCAACTTCTGGCCATTAATCATCATCCCCGTACAGTTTGCGGGTAACTTCTTCGTCTTCCTCCTCGTCTTCGTCCAGATCCTGTTCAAGCCATGCTTCGTTTGATATGCCTTCCGCATCGACATCACCATAACCACCTGTATCGACGATATCGGCAATTTCTTCTCTACGATGCTCAATCCACAATGCCGCATCAGCGCGGCGGCTGGCGGCCCGTTCTCGCGCGATTTTATCCAGATCTTCAAGTGATGGAGCGCCAGATGCTGTTTGGTTTTCCTCATCATCGGTATTGGTCTTAGGAGCACGCAGATCGGCTTTGATTTGCTCCAGCATCAGGGGCGGCACTTTTCCTCCATGCGCCTCGATGAATTCAGCCGCTTCCAGCACTGACCAGTTATTTTCACGCTTTCGTTCGTATGCCAGCTTAACAATGCCAGCTTGCCCCATAGATAAAGCGTGCTTTTCCGCCTCCCGGCTTTCTTTTCGATAGTTATTCCGGATGCTGTAAATGGTGTTGATCAGGCTGCTTATCTGCGCGGAACAGCTGTTTAGCATGCTCGCGATACGGTATTCAGGCGGAGTACCTTCATCATCGTCTTTTTGCTGATCGCGCATTTCCTGCACTAGGCGAATACACGTATCCCTGGCGTTCTCCAGCATAAGGAGATGAGAAAGAGACTTTTCCAGAAGAGTGGTTTCCAGAACATCGGCCCCGGACCGACGCAACATAGCGCGCGCGGCCTTCCGCGCTTCAACGTTATCTATCAGGTAATCGCCAGCTTCGAATTCAAAGCGTTCACCATCATCATCCAGGGTGTCGCGTTCCAGGCGATCACGTAAGGTCCGGTGGGCGCGGGTGATCACGTCATGATCATCTGAACGATCATTTATGCGCTTATTTTGGCGCTTCGCATTCTCGACTGCGGCACTGACAACGGCATTAACTCTTTGTTTTTCCGCTATTTCAGCCGAAATATGATCACCTGCATGTTGATCATTAGAGTGATCAATGATCATGCTTTTTAGTGGCTTCCTGACTGGCTTATTTGGCTTGCGGCTGTCCGTAGTCCTGGTGTCTTCTTTGAAGGCACGGAGATAACGACGTGCGGTATTAGGGTTAAGATTAAACTCGGCGGCATACTGTGCGATGGTGTAACCACCATCTCGCGCCAGGCGAGCAAAATTCTTCTTGTGATCGTCCCAGGTCACTTATGCTTCCTTTCGTAAAAACTCTTTTTGACGCGAGGGTAACGAAAGTCACATGTCAAAAGGCCCGGAACGGGCAAGCAATCAATCAGATACGTGCGGATGTGGCATTACCGTAATGACGGTGCTGACGGGCCACCTTATTGAAAAGTTGACGCGCCATTACCCAAGGCTGGTGCTCCCGGCGTTCCTTTTCGTCCTGCGTCATATAGAGTTCGTTCTGGAGTTTTTCATCAAACCGGCGCGGAGCGCGGCTACGGCGAAAGAATTCAGGATTCAGAGAGTGGATCTGAAATCTACGTGGGCGTGTACTGTCATCTATCAAAACAGACGAATACTTAGACACAGCGATAGCCTTTAAGCGCAGATAAACATCGCGCTTATCGACATCCAGATGCGGGTATTCCTTTTCAAGAATTGCTGCGAGTTCTTTCGCTGATAGAAGAGATTTAGTGCGGATCATGTAATCCGCAATCTCGTACGATGTTATTCGTGAGTGATTTATTTCCATGAAGTGGCGTCCCTGCCAGTTAAGTAACATCCTGTCACCTACTGATTAGCCCATGTCAACTAATCAACGTGGAATATAATACCCTCGATTAAAGAAATAGCAATACATTAGAGCAATTTTATCTAACACTCGACGAATGACTTGTGATAACGCCCACTCCAAGCGCGTAATCAAAGAACAATCGTTGATGCATCGCCAACCTACCGTGCGTCTTCTCCCAATTATCGCGGTCACGCTCAATATCACGCTGGCATGACTGGCACAGAGGAATTGCGTAAATGTCATGCGCGCATAATCGACTATGACGAACGATATAAGGCGTAATGTGAGCGCCAGCTCCCGCAGCTCCACACCCACAGCATGGACGGGAAGCAACAAAGTCCATGTACTCAGGTAATTTTAGCGATTGCAGTTTTGGTATTTTGAAATGCGCCATGCCAGGGTCGGAGTCAACATCCACAGGGCATACTTTTGCACGCATCGGCGCGGCGCGTTCTTCCATCATCTGAACATATGCTGTAGCGCGATCGTCATACGGGCGAATATCCGCCTCTTTCAGAGGTCCGCTATCCTGCGGAGTAGCCTTCATCTTATTTATTGATATGCGGCAGACTTCTTCCGGCATCAGGTGCATCATGTTGCGCATGAAAGCCCACCAGCACAGCTCCTGAATACTTAAATCATGGCTATTTGAAAGGCCCATTTCCTGACGGGCGACATCCAGTATCCAGTTAACGCGATTATTGTGCAGCGTTTCTTTCAGCTCATTAAAACCACGCATCCGGTAATGGTTATCGTGATGCCAGCACAACAACACCGCGCTATTGTCTCGTTCAGCGTGGACAATATGGTTGTCACACCAACTACGATCTGCGGCCTGGCATTGACCCTCTTTCCTACGCAACCACGCCACCAGCGCGTCAATTCCACCAATACGGCGAAACAGTTCATCGCTGTTAAAAAACGGCTGCAACGCCTCATTTGTTGCCATGGTTTGCTCGGTAACAACGAGGCCGTCTTCCATGTGCTCGATTAACTCACGCGGCACCGGCTCCATAATAAATTTACGGCCAGCCTCCACCAGCTTTCTGACCTCCTGATCCACTTTGAACGTGGCGAGGCCAAGCTCTTTCTGTACAAATGGAGTAATTACGGCTTTCACATCACACCTTTAATCACTGATTGGGCTTTATCTGCTGCCCGGCATTCTCTGTTTAAGCACAACCATTTCCTGACGGCATAACACAGCAATAGCTGTCCTGGCACCAATTTGCTTACCAACCAGGTATTGCTTTACCTTGCGGCGACTCACGCCATCAAGAAGCATCTTTAACGCTTCACGGGACAACTTGTTGTATTTGCGTGCCATTAATCTACTCCGCAGAACCATACAATCTACGTAACGTGTCGGCGACAGAAGATACAGATATCTCGCCAGTCGCAGCGCCTACGGTAAGGTCTGCCAGTTCAGGTGAATCAAATACCTGCACCCCGTTACGGCGTAGAAATAGCAGCGCACTGTTTAGCGCGGTACGCTTATTGGCATCATTGAATATATGCCCTCTCGCTGTAGCCACCAGGTAGGTGGCGGAGACTTCGAAAAGGTCGGTGATCTCTTCGTAGGCAACTCTGGCCTGAACTCTCCCGATAATGGCCTCTGCCCTACCCGGATCAGACATTCCCGGCAAGCCGCCGTAGCGGTTTATATTCGCATCATGAAGCGCAATAAGTTCTTCCGGTGATATATGCCTCATTATCGGTTAACCAGTTCCTTGTTGGTGGAGTCCAGGGTGTCAAACAGGGATGCAAATTCAGCATCCAGCGCCGCTTTTTTGTAGGCTTCAAAAGTAGCCTTGCTGACAATTACTGCTGGCTCACGGCCTCTGCGGGTGATTTCAACCTCTTCCCCGGCTTCAACATTGTTGAGCACTTCAGAAAGGTTGCCGCGCGCGGTACGGAAGTTAATGGATTGCATAAACACCTCGTGTACTCGTTATGTGTACACAATTATAAACTTCACAGGCATAAAGCACCAGCACTTTGCAGCTTAAATCACCGGACAATCATCAAATTCCCCACTTCGGGTATCATTAATGACATGAGTGATCACACCAAACACAGCATTACTCCCCGTGCATCCATCGTCATCCACTGGTAACGCCTCTTTCTTCCCGGTGCTTAAATCCTCCAGGTGCTGGCGCGGATACTTCCTGTATCTTTTTATGCGATATTCACCTTCCATAGCGCAGACAAGCAGCGAACCATCAACCGGAGTAAGCGAGGAATCAACCACCAGCAAAGCACCCTGCAATATTCCCTCACGGTGATGGCTGTCTGCCGCCCGCATGAAGTAGGTCGCTGATGGATGCCTGATTAGTTGCTGATCAAGAGAAATTCTGCTTTCAACATAATCCGCCGCAGGAGAAGGGAAGCCCATAGCGTTTTCACCTCAATAATACTGTTCATTTATACAGTATACATTAAAGAGACACCTTTGGTGCAAACGCGTTACGTACATCAACCACCGCTGATGATTTTGTGCTCTTTGCTACTATTCATCACCAACGGATCAGCGTAACCTCGTTGCCAATCAGTTAATAAGGAATTAGCTATGCCTAATCGCATTCCTCTCGATCCTGTATTGCCCAAAAATTTTGACTGCACTCCTAACGAGAAACGCTCTAAAGCTCAGCTGGACGCCTGGTGGGATCATCCCTATGGGGTTACAGAACATGACGGGAAAATTGTTGTTTATTGTCTGAATGGTGGCGCGTGGGACCGTCCATCCGTGCTTGGTTTGGCAAATAACTATGATGAAGCCTGTGAACTTGCCGAAAGACAGCAGGCTAGATGGGTGAAAACACGTTCTGAACCGACATTCATGTTTTCAAAAGAACCGCCATTTATACTGGCGAGGATGCCGCAGCGACCGGATCATCAACAAGAAATTGTTGCTGAATTTTCCTCAAGGGATGAGATGAATCTCTTCTCATTAAAGCAGGAAGAAAGGGATCGCGTCGAAGTGTCTCCAACTCTCGACCACAACCGGATGAACCTGGCCCAACTCGCCTGGTACAGCAAAGAATTAGAGATGTCTATTGCCCGGCTTGAAAACGAAAAAGCCGCTATCCAAGTCCAGCACGAAGTAGTTCTGAACCGGATTAGAGAAATGCAAAACGATAACAGGGGATTTTGAATGGCTAAAATCGAGTACCATCGCGATCGCGGTAATTACCTGGAAATATACGATCATGAATCTCTTAACGATATCAACGATGCGTTATATGAATACTGTGAAAAAATGAGCATCACAGATGCACCTGATGCATTTGTCGAGCTACCGGTATATCTCCGCGACATCTATGCAATACGGACGCCGCCCGTATCGGTAATTCACATTGGCTATGTCCGCCTGTCCATCGAAGAAGATGAAGATCGTTATATCGTGCGCCACTATACATTGGACAGAAAAGAGCTTCCCAATGAATGGAACATGAGTAATTTCTACAACGGTGAATATGGCTTAAAACCCGCTAAGAATGGCGCGGGCATTGCGTAATAGCCTAACAACTATTCTGTTTTCTGATATGCTGGATCGTTCCCTTTTGGCAACTGGAGGCTTAACTGCCGGTAGTGCCGTAACCGTTCCATGAAATAGGTGCGCAGGTTCTCTGGTTGCTCGCGGGCTACCTGTTCAGCTATGACAGGTATGTTCAATCGCTCTTTGTACGCCACACCGCTGGCAGCCAGATCAACGTTAACCTTATCCTGTTCTTCCTGACTTTTAGCTGCAATATTCCAGTCGCTCATATTTAAGGCTCACATTTCCAGATGGTATTCTGAACACCCGAACCGGGCGCTAGATGAGGGTTAGCGTTCGCGCTATGCTGATATACTGCTTTAGACTTCCCATATTGCTGACAGGCTTTATCTGCGGTTTTTTGCAGGCTATCCAGGCCATACCAACCATCTGACTGTATGCTTACCTTTTCACCGTCGTTGTATTGCACCATTGCACACCCAGATATAGCCAGTATCGTGCCGACAATAACGCTTTCCCATAAAACTCTATGCAACATAGACAAAAATCCCCTCTGTGAATTGAGGGGATTTTAGCATGGTGATCAGATATCGGCCTTATTCGGAATTTTATCAGCCACCAGCGGCAATAAAGCCCTGGCCATCTTATGAACCAATAGTGCATCAATAATGCCAAGCGTATGCCCTGGCTTAATGTTTAATGCCGCCTCAAGGTGACATCTTTCCAGGCCACTTTTCTCGACTTGTTTATGATGATCTGGCGTAATAACGTCGCCCAAAACACGGCTAATTTTTTCTCGTAATTGCTGGGTGCCAGCACACTTGATCGCTGTATCGTGGAGACGGTTAACCAGTTCGCGATAAACATGCGGCTTAATGCGGATACGTTCACCGGTGACGCCCTTTCCTGGCGCTGGCACCGAACTATCCGGATAGTTGCCAGCCTCGTAAGCTACCCGCAGCCAGTGCATGAATGTTTCAGTGGACACACAACCACAGTCCACATCGATTTTTCCGCGTTGCTGTTCCAGCCACTGCTCAAAATTCAATCTACACGTATTACTTTCATGTTGCTCTTTTTGTCTCAAGGCCAGCATCTGCTGGGCTATTTCCAATACTTCATCTGCCGTATATCCAGCACCGTGACCATACATTTCGATACGGGAAATAATCTCTGATATACGCTCTTCAGTGATTCTGGTCATTTCTTTTTGCGCCATTTCTTTTCACATTCCTTAGTCCATTTTTCAATGTTCATTTTGGCAATATCAGTCATTCCATCACCTAAGAAATACTTTTTCCGGTATGTCTTGCACTTAAACCACACTACAACAGCCACCAGCCAGAAAATAAAAGGCCATACAGCAATACCAACGACAGCCGCGATAAAGCCCAATAGCCATAAATGAAGCTCTCCAACTTCTGTTTCCGGCAATATTCTTAAAGAATTAAACAGCAGGCTGAACGAATGGTCGTATGCATTGGCAGTATAAGACATGCAATCCATATAATTAAAGTCATAGCCTGCGGCTGCCGCCCATAATGGGCGGTCAAGAAAATGTTTTAGTGTCATCATATAAATTTAAGGTTCAGACCAGTTATCTTCAATAGCAATGCTTAATCTTTGTAGCCATTCTGCTAATTTCAGCATTGCTTCTCTTTCGCTTAAACCACGAGGAAAATCATCAAGCGAAATTGTTGGCTTGAATCCCCCGCAATTATCCATTTCAACTGTCAGATTTTGTTCCAGCACGGTATTTCTTACGCGGCTATTGTGCCGGAGCAAATATACTGAGAGTGATTTATTGGTTTTGTGGTCTAGCTTATATTCGGTAAGTATCATCTGGCTTTTGCCATGATTATTACCTCTCCACATACTTACCTCACTTAATAAAACAACTCCATGCGTAGTTGATGATTTTTTCCCACGTAATATAAATCTGCACTCCGGCAGTAAAACCAAAGCCAACAATTGCTGAAAAAATCAAAACATTTACTTTTGACATTATAAATTTTCTCTCGGTGTCGTAGGTGATAGCACCATAATTGATAATTTAGTGAGTTAGCAGTTCCATTTTTTTGATGATTTCCGCATGAGCATCATCGTTATCAACACTTAGCTCGTTTAATGCTTCTCGCACTACATCAACTTCTTCAGGCTGAAAGAAGTCGTCGCGGTAATCACCAAATAGAACCGAAACCAGCCTGCCACCAGCAACATCAAGATTGGCGCTAACAGGTGGCTCTTTGCCATCCTCAAATTCGACTACAAAAGTTAATTTTCCCATCGTTACCCCCAGAAGATAAAAATAGCGGCAATCGCCATAGCTACGCCTACAATCGCAAATGCTTCAGGCCAGCTTATTACCTCACCTCCAGTCTCCATACCGCCTGACCAATCCGGCTGGCATGTGTATCTTTGGATACTGTTCCATCTTTAGCCAGCTCCATAAGAATTTTGCGCAAATCTGCCGAACGCCATTCTTCATCAGGAAATTCCTTCTCCATTGCCAACCGCAGATTCCAGGTTGCTATCGTGAATGGATATTCCCCGCCGAGAGCTTTCTCTTGCAGGGCAGCACGGGAACGTATCACCTGCAAAACCTTCTCTTTTACATCCATCATTTTGCCTCCTGCGGCGGTTCTGGTAGCGGCATCCAGTGTGATGGTATCCACGACGCACCAGGTATTACCCACCCATCATTAGCGTCAGGATGCCCCGGGATGTAAGTCGCCCATTTCATTCGCCAGTCACCTTTCCTGTCAAACTCCCTGGCAACAAGAACGGCTGTTTTGGTATCCGGCATTCGCTCACTACAGCTTATCCAACTATCCGGAATTACCGGATAGTTGCCCGACAGCTTGTTCAACTTGTAAGTCTGGCTTACAGGTTTGGCACCATGAAGCATGGCGTCGCTCCGCTCTATGCCATCCAGCGCGATTCGCAGTGCCTGAATTGTGGTAGAGCTATCGTTTGGGGCTATTCCATATCGCTCGAATACAGCTAAATGGTTGCGCATAATCTCAGGCGTAAGCTCTTTGTAAGCATAAGCAAGAGGCTCTGATGCATTATCCGGCACAACCGACGCAAGCGCGGCAGCATAAACAGGAATAACGTCCACTTGCTCTTTATTGCTTTCATCCGTTAAAGCCCAGAATAATTTCCCGGCCGGATGTTTGAAAATATAAGCAATTGGTTCTGCTTCCAGCGATGCCAGTGCAATTTCATACGACCGTCGCTCAATATTGTCTCGCACGTCCAGGCTGCTGATACGCTCTTTGATTTCTTTAATCAGTTCTTTGTCGGTTAAAGTGGTCATAAATTATGCCTCAGTTGTATCCGATTGGATTAACCGCAACAAGAACGCCATCCGCGAACAAATCTTTAATGAGGTGTTCGCTCGGCTCGCCTTTTTCGTACTCTTCAATAAGGTAAGTGTCTCCATCTTCATTGATATAAACAGGAAGGATGGAGCCGTTGATAAAGTAGGTTCCGTTGTTATCGAGGATTTTTGCCTCGGCGATTTGTTTTTTGGTAAAACGCTCTTCTTTTGTCAAAGTTGCCATATCAGCTTTCCTTATATGGGTTGATTTTGTTGTGCAATGTGTTGAACGACGCCCATACCACGTCGTTATACAATTCAATAACTGGCTCAATTATTTTCCCGATTCCCCATACCAGAATTAACGGGGATATCGGTATCATCAACACGATAAACAGAATGAGAAACAGAAATTCTGTTATTCGGCTTCTTCGCGGATATTCTTTTCTGAATAATGTTGGCACATCACTCTCCTTTGCCCGCAGCTTTCGCCTGCTCTTTAGCAAGTCGCTCCGCTTCTCTGAAGTCCCAATCCACTCGATGTGCGATATCAATTGCAGAACGCACGGTTCGTTCAATTAGCGTATCCAGGTTATCAATTGTCATTGCCATATCTGGATTTCGAGATAAAATCTCCGCCCTCTGAATCTGCCAGTTGTTACAGGTTTCAAGTAATGAGTTAGCCATATCACTCTCCTTTAGTGCGCAAGTGGTTTTTCCAGCGGTTTTGCGCCGCGCTGGGCTTTTTGCAAAAACCACAATCCATCATCCCGTAATATTTCATCAACCCCATCCGTCGGTTGCTGAGTCTCACCCACTGCCAGACGCCAGGAGCGTTTCTACGAACTAACAGAATCTTTGCTTTACGGTTTTTCATCGTTTTGCTCTCCTGCGTCTCTTTGCTGCTCGTCGTGCCGATGCAATACCGGTATGGCGGCGCTTTGGTGCCGGGATGATGTTGTCAGCCATCAGGACATGTGGCTTTGCAATTAGCGCAGAAGCCCAAAAACGAGTCGGGTACGGTAACAAGCCGATACATGCCACACGCACTACTCACCTCCGTTGATGCGAATGCCAGCGGCACGGGAATCATTCCATCGCTTTACTTCTTCACGAATTACGTCAATGCATTCTTTCGAATCCATTAGGTAATCTTCATCAAAAAGCCTTTCCTGTTCGTTTTCTATCGCAACAATGATTGCTTCAACTAACTTTTGTGCCTGAGAACCACTTTCTAACTCTGCAATGCGCTTCTCTGCGGCTTCCAGCTTCTCGCGCATATCGTCAACGTACTCGACCAGAGATCCGCCAGCAGGAATTTCGCACTCCTCGACCAGTTGGAAGTAGATATCAGCTGCGGCCCGTGTGTTGCTATGCCTAGCGTCGCCCATCTCACCTTCACGAAGAGCATCGCGTTCGGCGGTAAGATTGGCTATTTTGCTGTCTTTGCCTTCCAGCTCAACGCGAAGCCTCCCTACCGTTAGCGCAATTTCCTCGTTCTCCTGGTCACGGCGTTTGATGTATTGCTGGTTTCTTTCCAGTTCATCCAGCAGTGCCAGCACGGTTTCTGGTCCGGCCAGAAATTTGAAGGCGTTGAGCGCATCAATATCCACACCGTAATCTTTAAGTTCCTGTTCGCTTATCAGATCATCATCAACTGGCAACATTAACAGGCGTTCCATTGCCGGAATTGCACGTTCTGCCGCCTCACGCAGTGCCTGATAGTTAATTTTGGTCATATCACATCACCCTGAAGCCGTTGCATTTACGTAAAAAATCGCAGATATAGCCCTTCATTTTTTCGTGCCAATCTCGATCATTCCCATTGCACCAACCATCAGGTGGAGTCCAGTTTTCTATCAGAGCAGCCATTTTCTTTGCTTTCGCCGGAGTAGCTGTTGCGGTATCGCAGTAATGACGAGTGTCAACCAACGTATCCATACCATCGATATCAAGTACGCAAAACCATGTGTGATTCGGCATTTCAACAGATGGTATTTGTTGCCCACGTCGACGTTTATCAATAAGACATACAGTCACTGGTTGCCTCCTTTGCGAAGCTGGGCAGCAAAGTCAACTAACCACTCAGTCATTTCAACCTTCCCTACCCGGTCTGAACCAGGGTGCATACAGCAATCACTCTGCGCCGCTTTGAAATCCTTATACTCATATTCTTGGGCCACCAGATTTTTTGCAGCTTCTATAGCAGCATCCACCCCCTGCGCCCGAACTTCAGCCAGGAAAGCGTCGGTGGCTGGAATTTGCGGCATCCCTCCGTCTGTTGCGCAGATATACGCATCAGATATTTCATCCTGCTGGCCATCAAACACGTAGCAACAGCCCCTGATAAACAGCTTCATTGAGGCATTCTCCACTGCCAGCGCCGTGCGATTACCATCCAGCTCTGCAATGCGCTGTTTTGCGGCATCCAGTTCAATCGACAATTTTTCCAACTGCTCTTGATGCTTCTTGTATTCCTGATATGCGTGCCAAGACTGACCTTTGCGCACACTATCAGTGATATCAGTAATCTGTTCTGGTGTTAGCGTGGTCAGTGGCTGTGATGGGAAAATCAGCACTTTCCCGGAATCCCAATCAAAACCAGCGTGAATTGACTGAACCTCAACTGAAGGTGTTGAACCAATGCTGCCAGGCGAATGAACAACGATTGTTACATCCATATCGCGACGATGGCTGTGGTTGTTGGACAAAATACGATTCACCAACTCAGAAAATTTGGAAAATTTCATGCTGATTCCCCTTTCTCTGCTCTCTCCTGTCGGAACATCACTATCATCAGGTCGCCTTTTGTCGCTATCCTGGCTGTTGTACCTGGTTCAATGCGGCTAAGCTCAAATGCGTCATAGAACGCTTCTAATGCCTTCTGGCATAGTTCCTGTTTGCGCCGTTTTTTCCACTGTTTTAGGAAAATGGAACCCAGCCATCGCCATGTACGGGACATGATGTAAAGCCAACCGAGAAGTGCCAGACCGGTATTTAGGAGCGTATCGATCGTTATTGTCGTGTCGATATTCACTGGCTGCTTCCTTTGCGAATCTGTTCCGCCCATTCTTCAAGGGATTTCTCCGCATATTCACCAGACAGGCCATCAATCGGATGCGCTTCATTAGCCAACTCTTCTTTCGCTGACAAAATCATGCGTGTAACGTCGAAAACTTCACGCAAAGACTTATTGATAAATCCGTGATTGAACGCAGCAGCAAGACGGCTGGCGGTATAGTTAATCCCCTCGTTGCGTGCTTCCGCACGAATTTCAGCCAGAAAAGCATCGGTAGCTGGAGTTTCGCTGTGGTATAGGGCATCGTTGATAATCATTGCAGCAACACCAGCCTGCCCTGCATCCGTGACCGACACATGCTCAAGAGTTACGGCCATTGCGTGTTTCAGCCCGGCGTTCTCTGCCACCAGCGCCGCGAGATTAGTCTCAAACTCCGCAATACGGCATGTGGCATCAATATTTGTGTCCTCCAGGTGCTTAATTTTATCCAGTAGCGCCAGCGCAACTTTTGGTGGGATAGCCGCGATATAACGGGCATTGGCACCAGCATTCCTTTGTCCATCAATGCCAGGCCAGTCAATAAAGTATCCGCAATGCCTACCCTCAGACGTGCGCGCAGGATAAATGCCGTTATGACCCGGCAAAATATATGCTACCCATTCATCTTGCGTTGCCTGTTCCGCCGCCTCGCGCAGTTCTTGATAGTTAATTTTGCTCACTGGTTGCCCCCTGAATACGCTTAAACTCGATTACCCACACCCAAGGATTAGCGTTCCAACTATCTTCGCCATAAATTGATTTCCATAGGCTACGGAAACTTGGGTAATGCTTATCGCCAATGAGGGTCGATTCTGTTGGTGCGCCCTCAGCCCTTGCATCGCATTCGCTGATATCGTTCAACCGCTCAACGCGCACGTTGGTAATTTCCAGAAGAATGCGCGATGCCCAGCGCGGCATGTGAATTGATGGCGTCCACTTTTCTGATACTGGTTTATTACAAACCTCGACCGGAACCCGGTGCGTTTGTTCTGTCCAGGAGTTACGCACGCTTGCGCGATAAACCAGCGTTGCGACGTCCGTCGCTTTGCCATGTACCCGGTAGGTTTCGCGAACCCAAATACGATCGCCCGGTTGACCATATGGACAATGCTTGGCAAGCAACTCTGCGGCCACTGCCCGTCCATAGAATTTTTCTTCAACAATCCTGCGAGTCTGTGTTTTATTCCCGCCAAGAATTGCCCGGACCATCTCATCGTTAAAAATCATGCCGCGCTCTTTCACTTCGCCTTTCATGCATCCCCCTTACCCATGTGCGACGATGCCGCCAAAAGTGATAGAGAACAGCCAGAAATAGATCGCGGCCATAATGATTTTGAATGCCGTGTTCATATTTTCAGCTCCTGTGATTGGATACATGCCGCGCCTTGCGGCATGTTTTTATTTTCACTTTCTCTGTTTTAAAAATCAATATTTATTAGAGCAATTATTGTTGATGGAGAAGCGCGTTTTCATACTCCCTGACCATTAACGTAAGCACGCCGTGCCTCCTGAATACACGCGCCACTTCAATCTTATCTTCCAGCGCGAACGCAATTTTACTTAGACCAATTTTCTTAAGGAGATCAATCTTTGCTGGACCGTCATTTCTGTCATCGGTGGCAGGACGCATAGATAGCAAAGGCTCAGCCCCATTTGTTACGTGCTTACGCAACCAGGCTCGTGTTTTATCCCTGGCTATCTCACAGCGCCCGGTTACAAACCAGAGGGTGTAAATGCCGGACAACTGGCGCACCATATCAATAACTGGAGTGATGGGAGCATCAGTGTCACAGGCAAGGTTAAACTCGTTCCAGTGCTCTGTTAATGCACCTTTGCCAGGTGGTGGAAGTAAATGCAGCCTGTCTTCCGTTGCCTCTGATATCGTCCCATCAATATCTACTATGACGATGTACGGACGTTCCTGGTGTGCGTGTTTATTGAAAATACTCAAATGCCCTCCTCATTGGACGAAAAAAATGCTGGTGGGAGCACTCCACCAGCATTAAAAGTGACACTGTAACTATCAGCGAACGTAAATAGTGCCGCCGTTCTCTTTTTCCCATGCATCGCTACGTGCATAGCAAACATCGAGAAGTCTTCTTGCCGCAGTTTCCTCTAAACCCAATTCGACAACCAACTGCTCATGACGGCGGGTAACCACATCAAACAGGGTATGCAGCCCTTTAGTTGCCAGATCATCAATGAATTCCGGTTCGAACGGCAGCTCTGCATCTGCCAACATAACCTCTTGCGCCCACTCGACACGGCGGACCAGTTCCGGGCGGCGGCTTTCCATCTCTTTACAGATCAATTCATGGAAGAACTCTACCCAACCTTCCGGCTGGAACTCGCGGAAAATTGCCAACGGCTGGAAGTTTGGCATCAACCATTCGTTGATTCGGATATCAATGGCATAGCCCATGTCGCAGCAGAACTGATAAGCAAAGTCCAGCTTAGAAACGATATAAGGACGCTCGTTATTGAACTCTTTAGGCGATGAGATCCCATAAGCCAGGAGACGCGGGAAGAAGGAGATTTGCCCTAACGTCGGATGAAGTTTGCTTGCAGGGAAACGGTGCTCAGTAATGCCATACATTTCCTTCTTGAGCGTCGCAAATTTGGCATTCTCATTAACCAGCGCGGTAACCTCTGCTTTTTTATTAGCAAATGCCACGCGCGCTTCGCTTGCATCTTTAATAGTTTTTTTGAGCTGTTGGTTAAGGTCGGCGACCTGCTTACGCAGTTCCTGTCGCTCGCTTTTAGCTTTGTTATAGCGTTTCTCAAGGTTAAAAGGATCAAGTTTCATGATCTCTTTATATTGAGATTTTAGCGTTGAAATCTGTGAGTTCCGCAGTTCAACCATCGCGGTCATTTCATTGAGTTTTGTTTCCAGCTCAATGCTTATACGTTCGGCATTATCAGCACGCTGGTTGGCGTCATGCGTCGCATCGTCGATCGCGTCCTGTTGCTGGCGTTTCAAATGTTCAATTTCCAGCTGAAGCTCTTCAATTTCTTTACCCTTCAGACCGAGATCCAACTGCATATTTTCAGCTGCATCTACCAGGGAGTTATGGCTATCAGCTTCTGCGTTATAAACATCAATAAGCTGTGCGTGAAGCATCTCCGCTGACTGAACCGCATTATCAAAAAAACGCGCTGTGAGGTCATCACAACTAACGCGGCGTTGCGCGGCCCGGATGTTCTGGATAATGGCCGGGATACCGGCATTCAGGACGTCAGGGATAGATACATTTTCGATTGATTGGTTTTGTGCTGAAGTGCTCATTTCAAAGTTCCGTATTAGCTTGTGCTTCGGTCATTTTTCCTAAGTATGAAGGAGGAAGGACTACGCAATTTGTATCCAGTCCCTCACCTATGGCAGCCTGTAAAATTCTGGCTAAGGTGAGTCTCTTGTTGCGATACCTGGTGATGACATGCCTGATACCGCCGGTCGGCGTAACAAAGGCGATCAGCCAGTAGTGATATTTCCGTCGGAATGGCCACATAGTGCACCTTGTAGATTGCTCTAATAAAAAACGTGATGAGTGTACATCACGTTTTAAAAATATGGAATTATTAGAGCAATATTATTCTGATTCTCGCTCAAAAAATGAGCTGATAAGGGGAAGCCAATCCTCTGACACTTCGCGAGGTCGCGGTTTGCCGTGGAAAAAGATTATTCGGCAGTCTTTTGGTAATGCCCCATTCCCCCTGGAGTAACGCGCGCTCGCATATTTTGAACCAGGTTCCACAACATCGGCCTTGTAACTTACAAACCATCCTGGATACAGATCCTGAAATGCTGGTGTATCATCGCCCATAACCTTTCGTAAGAACCCCTGGTCACCCCAGCACTCAGTAGTGACACAACGAGAAATCCAACCTTCCGGATCTTGCCAGAATGAACTCCAGATATGCGCTTTAACACTATTTGGTATCCACAGGGCACCGCTGCCACGATATTGTGGATGGTAAAAATCCCTAAGCATGGTGAAGCTGGTTGGTGGATGCTCTAGGATTGGGCGTATATCACCGGCAATAACCGTGTCCAAATCCAGATAGAACAGATCATCGGTTATATCCGGTCGGAACAACTCGATTTTCGCCCACCAGCCACGGCACTTTTGCCACTGGTTGATCAATGGGACAACTTTGACGCCAGGTACATGTAAACGCTTCAGGTCTGTCAGGCAAATAATTTCATAGCCTTTTGGCAGTTGATTAACCAGCCACTGCACATCGGAAGCGTTATAGTCACCACCAGAGCGAAAAACTAAAGCAATCTTCATGCTGCACCATCACCTTTCACTTTCATCAATGTCAGGTTTCCGCAAAATACGGCACCAGTGTCGATATACTGCTGATTCCAGAATGTCTTCGGGCTTTTCACCGGAGTGTGGCCAAAGATAAAACGATCTGCGCCCGAAATTTCGCCACCAATATCATCCATCGAATCACTGATACGCTCGCGCGCCCAGACAACGTTGAAAAGCGGTACCTCCTTACCGAATTGGTATTCATTATCCGGATAGTCGGCATGGGCTATAACGATAGTTTCTTGCCCGGTGTTCAGCTCAATGATATAGGGCAGACGCTTTACCAGCTCCACCAGCGCCCAGGCTAATATTTCCTGATCAGTGTCCAGCATGAAGAACCATTGTCCGCCATTCATTAGCCAGTTATTCACGTTGCCATCTGGACTTAACGCATCAATCATCAGCCGCTCATGGTTCCCCATCACTGCCCTGAACCAGGGCATCTGCAATAGTTCCAGACATTCGACATTTTCAGTACCGCGATCGATAAGGTCGCCGACCGATATCAGTAAATCCTGCGCCGGGTCAAAATCCACACGATGGAGTTCGGACATCAGTCTGGTGTAGCAACCATGCAGATCACCAACAACCCAGACATTCCTGTATTTGGTACCGTCGATACGGTGATAAATTGTGGGTGCCATCATGTATTCTTCAGCCATTCTTTAAGAGTCATCTGCGGAATACCTCCCATTTTCCCGCATGAAACAACGTCAATCTGTTCACGCGCAGACTGGAATAACAAAGGCAGGTGACTTAGATTTTTTGGCGTGCCGCCGGAGTGAACGCGTAGTTCTTGCGTAGCGTCAACGCCCACCAGAGCTACATGTTTGAATCCGATATGGAAAGCCAGGTTCAGAGCACCATATGCACTATTGCCGCTGGCAATTTCATTCTCATCTTCGCAAAGGCCGAAATGTGCGGACCAGCGCCACGCCCACCACTCGGGAGAATTCGTATTTTTTGGCTCCATGCCGCGTTCAGCCACACGACGGAAGCACAGAACGCCATCTCTGACTTCACGTTCTTTAACATCGGGTAGTGCCATGCAATAACAAACACCACGGCGACGGCGGCCACGACCAACGCGCCGCATATTGTCTGGGGATGGATCAAGGGTGAAAAAATAAGAAGCGCGGTTAAGCCAGTCGATGGCCCCATTGACCGCTATAATCGGCACTCCGCGCGGCGCAACAAAGTTTGCGGCGCTTGGGCCACTGCCGACGATAATAACGCGATCACTGCCTCTAAATTTATTCTTGGGAAACATTGAATTGCACTGCTCCTACTTGCATTCAAAATATGTAAATCTGCGTGTTTTTTGCGGGTATCCAGGAACTGCTGTTGCCATTTTGAAATAGACACCTGCGTTGGATTCCGTAGTGCTTGAGGGTGCGCGCCATGCCAATGAAGGCCGTTTTGCAGAGAACAGTCATAGCCGACTAATACCACTACTTCAGCCCCTGATTCAGCAGCCAGACTGATAGCCTGCGCGCCGCTATTTACCCCTTCCGCCGGTCCACAATATCGCCTGTACTCCAACGAAAATGATTTCGCCGCCGCCAGGTTGGCTGTCACTTTGCGGAATCTCCCTCCCGGTATGGTGGATCCGTATTGCTTCCACCATGACAAATCACCGGCGTATAAGGCATAAATGTCATCGAACATCTGCCAGGAATTGTTAACCGCGATGATTGAACAGCCAGTTTTTTCTATAGCAGCACAGTCCTCACGAGTGAGTGACGGACCGCTACCGACACAAAAAACAGTCCTAGTCGCCCTGGGTGGTATGTTCATTCTCAGCTGCAAATTCAGCCTCCAGGCGAGCATTCATTTCAGCGATTACAGGGTCCACTACAGCATCTGTTTCCTGTTCATTACGCGGCATGACCGATGCCAGCGACTCATAATTAACCTTGGATGACACGATTATTCTCCCGATGTTAAAGTGCACTACCACAAAGAGCGTACATGCACTAATTAATTTATTATTTTAAGCAGCATGCAACCACTTATCGCCGTTCAATACATGCTCAATAGCCTCACCCTTTTTAAGACTTATGTATTCCAGGATGGCGGTAATCGCTTGTTCTGCACCATACGCAAGAACAACGTAGTAGCCTTCCTCTCTAAGCCTGCGCATCCAGGCGATCTGCTCTTTCGTCGGGGCTTTACCATTTGGTTCTTTAAGCTCAATTCGCATGCCGTGATAAATACCGCATGCTTTATCGAGACTCATGTCCGGATAACCTTTTTTCTGCCCTTCAGCCTTCATTTTCCCGGCGGTTGCTTTTGAACGCTTCCCTCCGTTAGGCGTTGCATGCAACAGCTCATAGATGTCAGGGTGCTTGCGTTCGAAGTAATCAAAAATGAAAACCTGCTCGAAGTGCTCGCAATTTCCGTCGCGCAGGTCTGGGTTCTTTGCAAGTGCTGCAAGTGCCTTCGCATGTGGAGAAACTTCTTTTACCGGCGCAAGCGATAAGAATGGATCCTTTTTGGTTTTTGGCCTGGACCGCCCCTTATTTCGACGCTCACTAAAAGCCTGAAACTCTTCCTCAGTAAAGCGCAACATAATCAGTCAAATCCTGCCGGTCGCATGCCATATTTACGCTGTTTTGCGGCCTGCTCTTCCCTGTGCCATTGCGCACATTCAGCGTCACAATAAATGCCTGATTCAATCGATTCATTGCAGTAACGACACTTCCCTGTAAATACCTGGCTCACGACCTGTGCCTGCTTTCTGATGTTATCGATGGCCATGTCTTTGAGAGCTTCTAACTGATTCATGCTCAGCTCTGCATCATCAACACGTTCTGCCAATTTTGTTTCCTCGTGAAGAACCTACTTAAGGGCAGAATGATACATTTCACAATCAAAATTGCACTAATAATTTTCTTTTATTGAGTTAAATATTCAACAAATGACTAGCGGTAGAATCACCATCATCTATTTCTGGCAGGCTGACTATGGCTACATCAATCACTACAACCCAAAGCACCCGGCAATATCCTCTGTCGCGGTATGACGACCGCAACATAGCCGATCCAATACTCAGGGCAGAGCTACGCAAAGAGGTGATGCTTATGTGTGAATCGAACGACAAGAATCTGACGATTTATTACGTTCTTCCCGATGAGCAATATCGCCCGGATTTGCTGGCTTACCGTATGTGGGGCATAGCAGAGCTACGCTGGGTTGTGACGCTCGCCGCCGGGCTTGAGGATGAGTCTCAGGGTATGACTGTTGGCAAAAAATTAAAACTCCCACCTGCCACCTGGATCCGCGAAATGATTCGCCATTTCCAATACGACGGCCAGGTAATAGGGACATTATCCATTGCGTAAGGGAAATGAATGCCAACTGAATATGCTCGCGACAACCTTGGTCGCTATCAGACTGATGGATTAAGTGCAAAAGACTTTAACAAGGTCTTCGATCTTATCCGTAAACAGCAGCGTCAGAATCGGCGAAACGCGCGACGTACACTCACCCCAAGGATTATGGGGATGCGTAACCGCGAACTTGAGGCATTCCTCAGCCTTGGGAAAAAGAAAGATGGCACCTACTTTACGCCCGAAGATATACGCAGTTTCAACACCTCAAGGCAGGCTCATAAAACCAAATTCAAGAGCACGGTACCCGGCATTACCTATGCTCAGCTGGTGGCGCAGTCCACCAGCATTGATATAAAACGCGCTAACAACAAGGTTTCTGATGGCACAGGGATCAAAGCCGCGACATTCCTCGGGCTAAAACACAACCTTGCATTGATATCTGTTAATGCCTCGGATGAGTCGGTCCACCAGCATCACCGTGTCAGAATTCGATTTGAGGAATGGGATAAAGCCGTTGAGGAAATTGCTGAAGACGGTGCGAAAAAAGCCCGAATCGCTGCCGATCTCTGCAAGGGCCGGGTATCTTTCGACTGTGATTGTGGACGCCATCAATACTGGTATCGTTATATGGCCACTGCTGGTAACTATGCTGTCGCGCCGCCAAAAGAGTATGCATTCCCCAAGATCCGCAACCCTGATCTGACTGGTGTAGCCTGCAAACATGTGTTGCACGCTATGACGCGTTTTCAGTCTCCCACATGGCACAAGGCCATCATTATTGCCCTGGAAAAAGCAGCTGAACAGGTAGCCTTCGGCGATGACAAGCGGAAGACAACAACCTATTTCAAAGGCGAACTGGCTAAATCGCTCGCGCGCAACCGGACAACAACGACGGATCAGGCTAAAGCGGCGCGTGAGTATGAGTTATATCTGAAATCTCAGGATGCATTAGGCAAAAAACTACGCGCCAAAGATAGCGCCACGGACAACGTTCGCCGGTTGTTAAAAAAAGCTCGCACCACGGCAAACAGGAAGAATGCCGAACTAAAAGCCTCGCGGGTGAGGGAAGCCCAGGCTCGCGCTGAAGCCGACGCTCTCAAAAAAGCCCTGCAAACGCAGGCGAACAACCTCATAAAGTTTTTCATGAGTCAGGGAATGGACAAGGCCGCTGCCACCGCGCAGGCGCGAAGCATTCTTGAGACACAAATTAACGAAGCCCGTAAACGGAAAGGATAATCGATGGCTGGTTTCTTTGATGACATGTTTGAGGACACAGAACCATCACAACAAGTGACTGGTGATAACCTCTCGGACACCGAATCGGATCCGGATATTCCAGGCGAAGGTTCTGAACTGATTGAAGAGGAAGATATTGATGCTGAAATCGAAACCGATGGTGTTAACGTTGGTAATATTGTTGATCCTGTGGAGGACAATCACCTTCCCAATCTGGATCACGGCCTGCTTAGTGATTCTGGTGTGCGCCACCGTTATCAAGGTCATGCAGTTTTTAATAACCTTGTGCGGATGGACTGGCTCAAAGCAATCAAGCTAGACCCTGACTCATTCGATGCAGTTCTGTATCGCGCAATACCTTACAGAAACAAAAATGCACCTGAAACGGCACCTGAAATAATAGAACCGAACCAACGCATATATGACTATCAGGATCCAGAACTGATAACGGCCCTCGACTGCCCGGATGAGATGGACGCCTTCTACGCGCTATACGACGGCAGTGATAATACGGGAATTAGCGACAGTGCTTTAATCCTTCGGTTAGCTGCCGTCAATGTGCCAGTGGGTTCTATGCTCGAATGGCTGGAACAGCTGTCAGACGGCACAACCATTCGCCGCTTCTGGTACATCCATAAAATATTCAATTACGGCACTGCCAGGGTAGGCAGTTTGTTTTATTGCGTGCCTTCACGCGCCTTTGAAGGGAATTTCATCGGTGATTCTGAATAATCAGGAATGGCTACTGGCCATCTTTAAGAAAAAAGGTCTTACTCCAACTGGTAAGCTGGAATTTGCCACTATTGATGGCATTGATTCGGCGCTCGCACAGGCTTTAAACGAAGCGTTCGACTCACAAGTTGTCAGCTTTAATGATCGCATTAACCAGTCGTTCCGGGAGTTCCTGAAACGCACACCAAGAGATCGCATAACGCTCGGCACTTTTAGTGATGTGAAGGAGTGGTTGTCGTCATTTGAAGCCGATCGCGCCGGGCGCAAAGATACAGCCTCTGCTGGCCCGGTAAATAAGCTGGCAATGCCGCTTGTGAATCTGTCTCGTTCTCCCGCATTTTCAATTTATGAAGGTGAACTGTGCCGGGATAATTACGATGAAGGGCATGTCACCAATGAAAATGATGAGATTGAAGCCCTGGTATCGACTATCCCTTTCTCACTGGAATATTCGCTATGGATAGCCAGTGACGAGAAGGAATCTCTTGGGATGGTTACAACTGCATTAGCATTCTGGCTACGAATGTATGCCAGCCTCGGGCAGGCATCTTTCACTCACACTGCCAATGTCGGCGGTTATGAGATACCGGTTACCTGTTACATAGAAGGGCAAAAATCAATCGCATTTCAGGATCTGACCACCGGCACCGCCGACAACAGGCTGTTCGCGGTTGGATTGAACCTCACAGTAGTGGCGGAGCTTCCTATCCTGGCTTATATGCAGCAAACCACCGGCACCATAACGGTAAAAGCGAAAATTCTGGAGGAATGAGATGGCCACAAAGACCACCACAGCCCCGGAAACTGATTCAAAACGCACTCAGCTATTCCTGCAATCTGTTTCAATTGGGCAGAACGAAATCCCTCGCGAAATGATCGTAGGATGTACCTATGTCGAACCCGGGGAGCTATCTGGTCCCCAGCTTATGCTCATGGTCAGGGATTCAACGGCTTACGTGGTCAATAAGCTGGGGGTGAAATTTGGGACAATACTGACCGTTTCACTTGGTGATCCGGAAGGTCATGGCGGCATCCTCTTCTCGGAAGAGTTCTTTGTTCTTAAAGCGCCGCGCAAGGACGATACTGTACTGATTTACGCGTTTAGTAACCCGGTGCGGTTATTAAAAGTTCCGTCCACCAGCGCACAGTATTTTGTTGATAAGCCCCCATCAGCCGTAGTTTCCTCTCTTGCCCCTGGTCTGAAGGTAAATGCTGACTCATTCAGAAAAACATCCACATACCACCTAAATGTTGGAGAAAAACCGACCAAGGTATTGCAGGAGATAGCCCGGGATACCGGTTCTATGTGCTGGGCATCCAGGGGGACGATCAATTTTAAAAGTATGGAAAAAATGGCAAACGCCGCTCCATCGCTTACTTATGAGTCCGCCAATCCCAACACATCCGGATTTACAATTAGTCAGTTCAACATCCTGAATGCCGATTATGAATACCAGCGCCGCCACAATTACAGAATGGCAAGTTATGACATGACCAAAGGTGTGGTTTACTCAGGTAACCAGGAAGACCCCATTAAATTTACGAGCAATCCCGATCCTACCGCGCTGGCGAACTACAACAAATTCATTCTCCCCCGCCTCGATATGCTGGTGGAAGGAAATGCCGCGCTAACTCCGGGTACGACGCTGAAAATTGTCGTGCATAACACGGCAGGTGACGGAGAACTCGATGAATCTATCCCTGACAAAATGATAGTGATGTCCGTGACTCATTTCGAAGACCGCTTTCGTTTTGTCAGCCGTGCACAGTTAGGAGTGGTGAATGGGTAGTTTGACAGGGAAGTATCGGGCTGTAGTGGTAAGCGTCGATGACCCTAAAGGTCTGATGCGTACACAAATACGTGTTGTCGGCATGATGGATGGGTTACCAGATGCCTCATTGCCGTGGGCAGAAGCTATATTGTCCAATGCAAACACGTTTTCACCATTTCTGCCCGGCGATAAAGTATGGGTAGAATTTCCCTACAATGGGGATTCTCGATGGCCATTGATAATCGGTTATGCACAGGATGCATCCGGTGGCGCTCCCAATGTGCCGCCTGAAGCGTCAGGACAAGGTGAAGGCTATGTACCGCCTGAAGTCGAAGGTGCACCAGCGCAACCATCAACCAGCGCCAAAAAAGACTTTATTTCGTCGCGGAACGGACTAATGGAGGTCCGGACGGCGGGCGGAGCCTGGGCCGTTACGCACTTGAAAAGTGGAACAACAATCGGGTTCAACGAGGCCGGGGAGTTATATGCCATTTCTCAAGGTCCGGCATTCATCTCTTCCGCAGGAAATCTCGATATAAAGTCAGGCGCGGATGTCGCCCTGAAGGCGGGGGGAAGTATGGCGATAGAGGCCAGCGGGAATCTATCCATAAAAGCCGCTCAAGTCTCTGTTGACAAGGCTTAAGAAAAGCCCGGCGTTCGGGCTTTTCTGTTATGACGGGTTCAATTTTTTATCCGTTACCGCACGACGGTTTCTGCGTGATAAACGTCTCAAGCATCTTTTCCGCAATTGCCGACCAGGTGTGACACTGGACCTTTTCAGCATTTTTCACGCGATCAACGCGAGCAATAACCTCATCCCAATCAATCCGCGACTTGATAACCATATGGTTCACCAAAGCCAGGCGATCTGGCGGAAGGCAATCGGGAGGCGTTAATACCAACGCCCCGCACATTGCCGCCTCAAGAACAGTTAATCCAAGGCTTTCGGGATGCGTAACGATAAAAACGTCACTCTTACGCAATTCAGCTGCAAATTCGGTTGCTGGCACCGGCGTCCGCCTGTATGGAGTTACCGAAATATTCCCCGAATCAATGGTAATCAATCCGTCATCGGTCAACGTTCTGGCCTCATACGGAACGGTCAGGCGCTGAAGGTTCATAAGGATACTTAAGGAGTGATCAAACCCACTGACATCAAATGCCGCGTGGTCTACAAAAATACGCAGAACATCGTCTGTTTTGGTTTCCAGATGGAACAGCTCCTGATTCGCTGCCCATCCAACATGTTTGTTAAAACGATTATGACGCTCTAACCTGCCGGGATTATCCAGGTACCGCCAGGTATCATCGCGGACAGTAAAAGTAATATCGACTGGTGCCGAATCCAGCATAGAACCGTCATATACCTGGGCTACCCATCCAGAGAATCGGCGACACAGTTGCATGCCTATTTCCCTGGGTACCGTAGTAAAATACCTCAATCCTGGTGCCAAAATGGCCTTCGCAGAACATGCGGTCGCAGCAGTCAACACAGCTTCAACATAATCCTCCGGGCTTTCGACGCCAGGGGAATATGGACGATGGTATTGCAATGTTACCCCTGCCTCACTAAAGGCGCAGGCCAGGTTATAAGCCCACATTTCCGTATATGTTTTCACATCACTGATAGCTTCAAATTTTCGCCCAATGATCAGGATGTTCATCGGCTTTTCCTCATTCCATTGCATTAATAATCCTCTTGCCAGTCAGCACCAGCATAGTTATCAAACCGTGAGTATTGGCCGTTAAAAGCCAATCTCACCGTGCCAATTGGGCCATTTCGTTGCTTTCCGATAATTACCTCGGCAATGCCCTTCATTTCGCTATCCGGGTGATAAACTTCGTCGCGATACAGAAACATGATCAGGTCTGCGTCCTGCTCAATTGCTCCTGATTCACGTAAATCTGAATTTACCGGTCGTTTGTCCGCACGCTGTTCAAGCGATCGATTAAGTTGTGACAATGCCACCACCGGTACTTGTAATTCCTTCGCCAACGCCTTCAGTGAGCGAGAAATCTCGGCAATTTCCAGCGTTCGGTTATCTTGCAGCTCGGGGACGCGCATAAGTTGCAGGTAGTCGATCATAATCATGCTCAAACCACCATTTTCTTTATAAACACGACGAGCGCGGGAACGAAGCTCTGTAGGTGTCAGGGCGCTTGAGTCATCAATAAAAATATTCTGCTTGTCCAACAGAATACCCATTGCGCCAGAAACCCGCGCCCAATCCTCGTCGTTAAGTTGCCCTGTCCGAATACGAGTCTGATCAACGCGTGCAAGAGAAGCCAGTGAGCGCATCATCAGCTGGTGGCTCGGCATCTCAAGGCTAAAAACCAATACGGGCTTATCGTTACGAACTGCGGCATTTTCGACGAGATTCATCGCAAACGTGGTCTTCCCCATAGATGGGCGGGCGGCGACAATGATGAGATCGGACGGCTGAAGCCCTGCCGTCTTCTTATTGAGATCGGTAAATCCCGTATCAAGCCCCGTTACACCATCATGTGGTCGCTGAAACAACTCTTCTATGCGAGATACCGTTGCATCGAGAATGCTGGCGATATCTTTTGGACCACTACCGCTCTTTTGTCGTTTTTCAGCTATTTCAAAAACGCGGCGCTCGGCCATATCCAGCAATTCATTGCTGCCCCTGCCATCCTGCGCATATCCAGCTTCGGCTATTTCATTTGCGACGGAAATCATTTCACGAACAACCGCGCGTTCACGAACGATATCCGCATAAGCACAAATATTTGCCGCGCTGGGCGTGTTCTTTGACATCTCCGCAAGGTACGCAAAACCACCGGCGCGTTCTAATTTACCGTTCTGTTCAAGTGCTTCAGCAAGTGTTATCAAATCAATCGGTTTGCCATGACTTAATAACCTCTCCATCTCACTGAAAATTTCACGATGAGCACTGGTATAAAAATCATCAGCAACTATACGATCTGCAACTTCATCCCAGCGGCAGTTATCAAGCATTAAGCCACCAAGTACAGCTTGTTCTGCACTAAGGGAATTTGGCATGGATTCAAGAGGGGATGCAGACATTAGCACTCCACCCAGGCGTGCTGAATGTCAGATATAATCGGCATACTCAAATCACTCCTAACGATATGAGTCATCACCAGAAAATCAGGATTAATGCGCCGGACTCTTCCCGGCTGTCACACCGAATCGCCAGGATGGTGAATCCCTTTACCCGAGAAACAACAAACGGTGGCTTGCACATTCCGGCTACCTGGTTCGTTGCCTGAGCTAGGGGCAAGGTTCCCCCCTTTTAACGTCACCAGACCGCTAACGACGCATGTGCCAGACGCCGTGTTACAACCAAATATGGTGGCCCCTACCGGACTTGAACCGGTGACCGTGCGATTATGAGTCGCCAGCTCTAACCACTGAGCTAAAGGGCCGGATTACTGTTTCCTGAGTGCTTCTATGACGCCAGCAATACCGCCTACAACTATGCCAGCAATGACAACGAGAACAATTGGATGCTTGTCAGCAAAATCCCAGAAGCCCATCACTGATCCTTAGAAGCTGTTTTTAATATCGGCCATACCAATGTTACAGCTACTGCTACCAACGCCCCGTCGGATAAAACCGACAGGATTGTGCTGGTGAAATCCACCAGCACAGATAGCACGAGAAAAACCAAAGCCAGAATTAGACGTGCTTTTATAACCATCAGATATACTGTTCCAGTGGCAATTGAAGAGCCTGGGCAATTTTCTTCAATTGCTCCTGCTCTTCTGCCCCAATGCCATCCTGGTCAGCAATATCAATGCATAGGCACAGAACATCTACCGCATCATTAGTTCCAGACACGTCAGCCAGTTCACGTAAAGCCTGGGCATTCGCTCGGCGCGGCGAGGCTTCATATTGAGCGCGAATATTGGCGCTCATCTGGGCAATTTCACCGGAGAACGGCGCAAAGGCAGGAAGTGCTGCAATGGTTTTTTCCAACACTGCAATTTCTTTCGCATCGCAGGTGCCGTCAGAGTATGCAATGGAATATGCGCCCCAGACAGTCGCTTCCACCGCATCACGGTTTTCCATCTTCTTGACTCCGCCAGCCGCTTTGCGGAATTTCTTTTTGAGAATGCCGAGCATTTATTAACCTCATTACTGGTTGGGAAATAAGGTTGCGGTGCGGGGTGCTTCCCGGTGTCCTTTGGCTGGTTATCCACCATGGACGGGGAAATAAGGAGAAATAATGGACAGATATAACCATTTCCCCGCGTGCGCTTAGCCGCATTCACCGCAACGGAAAGAGCATTCCTGGTGGACCTGTAGATTGGGATATGAACCCGTTACAGGAGAATGCTCTTACCTGTTACGTGCTCCGTTTCGTGGAGCTAACGGCGGGTGATCGGGCCGCACCAGACTGGACTTATTTCAGCGTTATGCTCATGCCAGAGAATCAAACTGTGATGGTCGGTGCTGAACTCCGACACAGGGTTGTAGCAAGCCCCGCAAAGCGCGCACTACTGTAGTTGCGGCACATCAGCCTGTGCATTCACCACAATGTTGAGAACACTGGTTGTCACGCTGCAACGCAACATTTATTCGTAGATTGGGATATGACCCCGTTACGCCAGTGTTCTCAACGTTGTAGTGCCGGTTACGGTTCCGGCCAGGCCTCTTCCTCAACGGGGTGTTCTCCATACGGACTACCGTTTATTGGTCGTTCCTGCGGTTTATGTTGTGAAGCCAGATGCTTATCTTCTGGTTGCTTCAAAGAGCTGCACTTCATCACAACGGTAAGAGCACTCGATGCATTTAAGCCAAGCCCCATAAGGGAGAATGCCCTTACCTGTTGTGTTGTGATGACCGGTGCTGATCTCCGGCTTGCGGTTATTTCAGACTCTCACGGGCGTTTAATTGCCCCGCCGAACAGCTCTTTTCCGCAATAGCTGCAATGTCTTTCGCGCATCAGCCTGCGCATTCATCACAACGGTAAGGGTACTTCGTAGGGATTCGAACCCTCTGCCAAGCTCGGCGATCTCCGACGTCGCAAAATACCCTTACCTGTTGTGCTGGTGCCGATTAACGGACTCGAACCGCTGACATCCTGCTTACAAGGCAGGCGCTCTACCAACTGAGCTAAACCGGCATTGGCGATGGTGGATGGATTTGAACCATCGACCCGTTGATTAACAGTCAACCGCTCTAACCGCTGAGCTACACCATCACTTGCCGGGTACGTCTCCGGCGAGGGCTTCCACCTCCGTATGCTTTTCGGCGCACCGCGCCCTGGCTGCAATTCGGTAACAGGGGATGCACAACCCTGGCTTCCAGCGTGATTAGCGCTTTCAGCATGACGGGATATACCCGTAAATTCGTGGAACTGTACCCAAAGTGCTGTTAAGCACCGCTGTTACGCTGAAAAGAAAACGCAACAGGAAAGGACGCTGACCAACAGATGGCCCCTTCTCGTTCATCTGGTTAATCACACCAGCGCCCTTACCTGTTGTGCCTCCCCGTTCCCTAATACACAGACGGGGACACTCTGCGGTCGATTTTTTGACGGGGGACGACTCATACCCCGTGGCATCTGGCTTCTTAGGGCGCTACCATCATCAGATCATCGTTTGCATTTACTTTAATGGTCAGTTTCTAAACCGCCGCAAAGTCGCTAACCATGACGAAAACCCTGAAAAAAAACGCCCACCCGAAGATGGGCAAACTGGAAGCTCGTAACGCACTTCGGAGTTGCCACTTAGGCGCATGGTCAACCTGGCAACTCGGTGGTTTGTCTGGGAGGACTAGGCCCAGCCATGCTTACCGCCGCGCCTGTCGCGGCTAACAGCTAAATCGCTCTATAAATCACGATTCATTGAGGCGATATTACACTAATAAATTTATTAGAGCAATATACCCAAAACGTCATGAGCTACACCTCGAGTGTCCCCCTTACAAGACACAGAACGTCTGGCAAAAAGAGGTTCCACTCTGAAGCCACTGTCATGATAAAGCTCTCTGATGTTTGGCGCGCCACTGTTAGTAATGAGAACCTTTGCACCTCGACGATGAGCATCCGTCAACAGAGACACCAGGCGTTTTTGCTCTTCAAACTTAAAGTCATGACCGGAATAGTTCGTGAATCCCTCTGTATTTGGAAGCGGTTCATACGGCGGATCGCAAAAGATGACATCTCCTTCTCCGGCAGCTTCAATCACCGCTGCAAAATCACCGCATACAAACTCAGACCGCCCTTCCGCACCGAGGAAGGCTTCCATCTCCTGTAATGGGAAATACGGAGTTTTATACTTCCCATAACCGACATTGAACTCACCGGCCTGGTTGTAACGCGTCAATCCGTTAAAACAATGTCGGTTCAGGAACAAAAACGCCGCTGCGCGATGTAAATCATCATAGACTTGTTTGTTAAACGCATTCCGTACTGCCAGGTATCCTTCCTGTGTGTTGTAGTCCTGGAAGAAACGATGTGCCAGAGTGATAAGTGAATGCGCCTCGCGTTGCAGAGTCTTGTAAAAGTTAATCAGGTCAGCATTCACATCATTTAGCAGATTTTCCTGGTATCCGGCATTCATGAAGACAGCTCCGCCACCAACGAAAGGTTCAATCAGGCGCTTCCCTTCTGGCAAATAGCGAAAGATTTGTTCCAGAACACCAAATTTTCCACCAGCCCATTTGAATATGGACCGTTCGAATTCTGCCGCTGGTTTAACTTTTCGCTCTTTTGTTTCACTTCCTTCTTTCTGCCGACATACGGACTTAGTAATCCGATCGCCAATCCAGCGCATTACTGGTATTGCCATACTATTGCCGATCGCTTTGTAACGCGGTCCGTCAGCTGCAAGCATCGCGGCCTCTTCTTCGCTTAAATCTGGATAGTGATTGCGAAGATATGCCAGTTCATCTGAATTAACTTTTTTACGCTTTTCCGTCGGGATCAACGTATGCCCATCAGGAAAACCTTGCAGCCTTTCACATTCGACAGGGGTAAGACGGCGGACAGCTACTTCTGCGTTTCTTACTTCATAGCAAACAGCTGTTGGATTTTTAGCCATTAGAGATGGTGAAGTATTCTTAGTTGCAGCATGTTGTGTACCGCTCATACGCTCAGGAAAAGCCAATGTAACAAGATGCTCATGGCTTTCTTGCTCACGTGCCCGCAATGTACCATGCCCTTCTGACCAAAAACCTGCTCCTGTGCTGCTAAAAACGGCAAGGTCAGTGGCATCTTTAAAATCTCTTGCCTTTACTGTCGATGCGGTTTCATCGTCAATATATTCCCCAAATGCTGCCATCCTGAAAGCGTTTACGGCTTTCGTCGATTTCATACCGGGTGGCATGTCAGCGTGTAGGCATGGATTTAGGCTTTCGCCACTGATTGCAGCGCCATTTGCAATAATGGCGGAAGCGATTTCCTTCTTTTTTCGGCTCGGCGCAATATTCCGGCGCACGCCTTTGAACTCAAAAAGTACCGTTGCGGGATCGAGGTCTGTTCGAGCACTTGCGACAACAAACACGCGTCGGCGTCGTTGTGCCACTCCGAAGTATTGGGCATCAAGGATTCTCCAGGCCACCTTTCGCTGCGGTCCATAAATACAACCACACTGCGGCCACTTTGGAGCATGGCAACCGGTTTTGCCATCCCACCGCCAGAACGCGTTACTTTTTCCTGATTCAGGTCGATCACCTGGTTCAAATGGCGCATCTTCTCCAGCCAATCCGGCAAGGAAACATCCGAAGGCGTTATCTGCCGATGACAGGACTCCTGGGACATTTTCCCAGACGATAACTGTCGGTTTGAGGAAGGACTCAGACCGTTTGTCGTCAATTGCATTTGCAAGCTCCACATACTTCAAAGTTAGCGCGCCGCGTTCATCATCAAGCCCACCACGTAAGCCCGCGATACTGAATGCCTGACAAGGCGTACCCCCGACGAGCACATCAGGGGATTCGATTTCCCCAGCCAGGACTTTTTTGGCAAGTTTTGTCATGTCGCCAAGGTTGGCGACATGGGGCCAGCGGTGCGCAAGAACGGCAGATGGAAAAGACTCGATTTCAGCAAACCACACCGGACGCATACCCAACGGTTCCCAGGCAATACTCGCGGCTTCAATTCCACTGCAAACAGATCCATAGCACAGCTCTTTCACTGCTTAGCCTCTCCACCAAGGGCATTTACCAGAGCATCAACCAGGCACGAAATTTCACTGGTCAACAGGAAGAAATCTGCGTCCAGTCGCTGCGCAACATCTTCACTATCAATATCAGAGTTCTGCTCAAGCAATTCATCCGCAAATTTGACGCTGGTAAGGCTGAAGTTATGGTCCAGTGTAAATTTAATGCGGTTCTGCCAGTCGAGTGCCAACTTAGTAACGAGCTTGCCAGCTTCCAGGTGTGTGGAAATTTCATCGCTTCCCAAATCCTGCTTTTTCACCCGGGCAATACCGCCATCCTCAAGCACTGCCTTAAGTTCTGCCGCATCCCCCATTTGAAATCCCTGTGGAGCACTACCATCACGTACCCAGTCGGTCAGCGTTAATTCAATGGGATTTTCAACACTCAGGGGAACAACAGGAAGAGAACCCAGAGACTTACGCATAAGCGCGAGCATATCCTCTGCCTGCCGCGCGCTGGCATTGATATAGATACGTTTAGTTGAACCGTCGTAGATCGCCTGGATAACAGAAAACTTTGAAAAAGCCCGTGGCAGAAGAGAATGCAGAACTTCGTCTTTCAGGGAGTCCTTCTCTGTTTTCTTCAGTTTACGCGCTTGTTCTTGCTCAAGTTTTTCAATTTTTTCTTGAATAGCTCGCTGGATAACCGGCGGGGGAAGAATTTTTGTTTCGCGCTTTGCTTCAACAAGGATAAAACCATTTCCATGCATAGCGATAACTTCGGAATTATCACCAAATGGAGATACAAAACCGAACTTGGCCATATCCTGACTACCGCATGGCGTGAAAAGGATCATTTTCTTTTTATCTTCTAAGTCGGTCAGATCCGCCTCACGAGAAAGTTTATAAATAGTAATGTTTTTCCAGTGCTTAAACATGTTGTAACCCTTGAATATCAACCACAGAAAGCTCGTCTTTGTAGAAAAAGGCCAGGTTGTGGCACCCCCTCGTTTGAGCGTATGAGCTGGGACCAATTTCGTTCTTCCAGACAAATGGCTTCAAATCCGTACGGCGAAGCATAAAAACGCGATTTGTTCCGCTCTGATTCCCAATGAGGCAAAAGCCTTCTTTCACCTTGATAGCCTGCAAGTTGTCGAGTTCACCGCTGGTTACACGGCTATCGAACTCTTTGCGGCTTATTAGCTCCATCTGCATCTGACGACTCCAAACAAATGCCCATTGAAGGGCGATGGCTGAATGGTACCGAAAATACGACATAAAAAACAATATTTATTAGAGCAATTTTGCAATAGTTGAACTCCGTGTAGACCACAAACAACCTGAGTTAAAATAACGAAAATCAGAGCAAATAATTGGTGATGACGTGGCAAGTATTGCAACAAAAGACAGCATTTGTTCGGGGCACGGAGGATTCCCATCCAGGCCTCCTGTAGAGAGTGAACCACTACTTAAAGTCAACGGAGTCGAAGTGTTAGTTGATGGTAAGCAATATGCACAGCATACCGATGGAAACAGTACGCACGGTGGGCAAGCTATATCAACCAGGGCATGGTTTACCGTCAATGGTAAAGGGATCGTATGCGTTGGTGACCCTGTTTCATGCGGATCTACCGTAGCGTCCGGAGACGGCCTGGTTCAGGTAAGTTAGGAGATATCATGCTGGAAAAAGACTACCAGTTATCCGCATATAAAAAATTGGCCGCCGCCGGTGGGATGAAAACACCTGGTGCCATAACATCGGCACGAAACAGTGCTAACACGGCAAAACAGCTTGCAGAAGAATTGATCGGATTAATTTTGGATACAATTGTCTATCCCGACACTATTACCAGCTATGTTTCAACGATCAGAACAACCACAACCGGCTTAACGAACATTGGAGAACTGGCAACTAAGCACGCGGACCTGTTGGCTGGTTATGCAGATCTGTCAATGCTGCTTCAACTCGATATTGGTTGGGATGTTTACTGCCGTGCTAATGAGCGAGAAGTATCAGAACTGCCGATCTCTATTGCCATTGGTGATGTGACTATTACTAAATCGCTTGAGGACGCTGTAAACGCGCTTAATACATCAAGTTTAGTCGCTGCTATGGGGGAGATTAACCAGACCCTTAACACTGGCTCAGGAAGCTCGTCAGGCTCTGGTTCAGGCGGCGGCACTGCCACTCCCCCACCAGCACTAACAGAAGAGCAAATTGAATCTCTGAAAGTAGCAACTGAACAGTTTGAGGTTGTTTTCAACCAGACAACAGCGCCCACAACTGCGTTACAACAGCAGTATGAACGAGCGAATGAAAGCGCCAACGTAGCCATAACTGCTTATAACCATGCTATCGGTACCGCGCTTGCGGAAGCATCAGCAAATAAGGCCAGCACAGCCAGCGCAGTTGCCGCTTTGGTTCCTGATTCTGTTCTTGATGAATTAAACAAAGCGGCACAGTAACAAAGGACTTCATTGATAATTTTTCTTCAGGAGGAAGACATGTCATTCTTTTCTACGTTAAAAACAGCTTTGTCTTTGAAGGAGAAACTTGCTGCTACTGGTGTTCTTGTTCTGATTTGCGCACTTGTTGGTGCTGGGTTTGCATGGGAACGTCATCAGCTAAAGCAAGCCATGGAGAAAATTGGCAGTCTTGATCAGGCTGTTAAGGAACGTGATAAGTCAATAATGGATCTTAACCAGGCCATTGAGACGATGAACAAAGCAGAGCAACATTTTCACAGCCAGGAAGTGAAAAATGAATCAGAACAAGCCAAGTATGCTGACAGGCAAATGGAACGAAAAGCTGAAGTTCAGAAACAACTGGTTGCGGCGGGTAATGTTCGCCAGCGTATTCCTGCTGACACTCAGCGGTTGCTCCGGGAGTCGATCAGCGAATTTAACGCCGACGCCGACAAAGGTTAACCACCCTGCCCCCAAAAGTGCATTTATGTGCAGGATGCCAGAATTTAGCAGTGAATATTTTGATGATCTGCCAGCCTATATCCTTGATACAGAAACGATGCTGAAGGGGATTAACAGGAAGAATCGCAACGTTAATGATTACAACCGCGCTATCAGCGGTAACTAAAAGGGATTTTTATGTCTGATAAAGTAACAGTAAAGCAAACTATCAACAAAGCGACTTCAATCTACAAAATTGAGCACATCACTGTTGGCAAGCCAGGATCTGAACAATACCGTCATGCTTTCGAGCTTGCCGATCAGCTTGGTTTAAAACACCCGGATTGCATCGAGCATGTATTTCCGACCTATGCTGATGAGCAATGTACTCATGTTCTTACCGAAGAGGATTTTTTCAGCACTGAAGAACGAGAAGGCGTTGATCGCTGCATTGGTGTGATTTGTTCTTCGGTAAGTGATGAGTTATTCCCTAATGTGCCTGAATATGGTGGTATTGGATACCAATTCCTGTACGAGGGCGATGAGCTTAAATGCTATGAACATGGTCTTCTCATCGAAAGCGTAGAATAATACGACTGCCTTCCAACCGGCTACGTTGGCCGGTTTTTCACTTATCCACATTATCCACTGGATAGATCCAATAATCAGGTCCATACAGATCCCAATTAGATCCATATAGATCCCTGATCGTTGCAGGCCGCGCCACGTCTGGCTTAGAAGTGTATCGCGATGTGTGCTGGAGGGAAAACGATGTGTGCTGGAGGGATAAAAATGTGTGCTGACGGGTTGCTAATGTGTGCTGGCGGGATATAGGATGTGTGCTGACGGGAAAGCCTGGGTAGTTATCACCACTTATAAAAACTATCCACACAATTCGGAAAAAGTAATATGAATCAATCATTTATCTCCGATATTCTTTACGCAGACATTGAAAGTAAGGCAAAAGAACTAACAGTTAATTCAAACAACACTGTCCAGCCTGTAGCGTTGATGCGCTTGGGGGTATTCGTTCCGAAGCCATCAAAGAGCAAAGGAGAAAGTAAAGAGATTGATGCCACCAAAGCGTTTTCCCAGCTGGAGATAGCTAAAGCCGAGGGTTACGATGATATTAAAATCACCGGTCCTCGACTCGATATGGATACTGATTTCAAAACGTGGATCGGTGTCATCTACGCGTTCAGCAAATACGGCTTGTCCTCAAACACCATCCAGTTATCGTTTCAGGAATTCGCTAAAGCCTGTGGTTTCCCCTCAAAACGTCTGGATGCGAAACTGCGTTTAACCATTCATGAATCACTTGGACGCTTACGTAACAAGGGTATCGCTTTTAAGCGCGGAAAAGATGCTAAAGGCGGCTATCAGACTGGTCTGCTAAAGGTCGGTCGTTTTGATGCTGACCTTGATCTGATAGAGCTGGAGGCTGATTCGAAGCTGTGGGAGCTGTTCCAGCTTGATTATCGCGTTCTGTTGCAACACCACGCCTTGCGTGCCCTTCCGAAGAAAGAAGCTGCACAAGCCATTTACACTTTCATCGAAAGCCTTCCGCAGAATCCGTTGCCGCTATCTTTCGCCCGAATCCGTGAGCGCCTGGCTTTGCAGTCAGCTGTTGGCGAGCAAAACCGTATCATTAAGAAAGCGATAGAACAGCTTAAAACAATCGGCTATCTCGACTGTTCAATTGAGAAGAAAGGCCGGGAAAGTTTTGTAATCGTCCATTCTCGCAATCCAAAGCTGAAACTCCCAGAATAAGTGTGTGCTGGAGGGAAGCTGCATTAAAAAAATGTGTGCTGCCGGGAAGGCTTGTCCAATTTCCTGTTTTTGATGTGCGCTGGAGGGGGACGCCCCGCAGTTTGCCCAGACTTTCCCTCCAGCACACATCTGTCCATCCGTTTTTCCCTCCAGTGCACATGTAATTCTCTGCCTTTCCCTCCAGCACACATATTTGATACCAGCGATCCCTCCACAGCACATAATTTAATGCGACTTCCCTCTATCGCACATTCTGGTCCTGCATCATCCCTCCAGCACACATCTAATAGCCACATCGCCATTTCTTTACGTGCAATAATTGACGCACGAATCAAAAAAAGTTGCACGTAGCAGAATCAAACGTACAATTCACTCATACGAAATGATAAGGAGATGATGATGAAACGCGATTACGGCGGTGTCGGCACCATAGCTCTTCGTGCAAGCGCATTACTTAAGGCCATGAGTCAGGATATTGAAGATCAGCGCAAAGAGTTCAATCAGACCGAGTATTATCAGACGTTCACTCGTAACGCTGTGGCAAAGTTGCCGAAGCTGAGCCGCCGTATTGTGGAGCAGGCCATCAAAGAGATGGAAGATGATGGGTACCAGTTCAACAAGAAACAGGTCGGTAACGTTGAACAGTACGCGCTGACCATCCAGAACGTCATTGATATCTATGCCCACCGTAAGATCCCCAAATATCGCGACATTCACAAATCGCCTTACGTTATTTTTGTCGTAAACCTGAAGGGTGGCGTATCCAAAACGGTTTCCACAGTCACGTTGGCGCACGCTCTGCGTGTGCATCAGGATTTACTGCGTCACGATCTACGCATTCTGGTAATTGACCTTGACCCTCAGGCATCCAGCACAATGTTCCTCGACCATACTCACAGTATTGGTTCCATCCTGGAAACCGCCGCGCAGGCGATGCTGAACGACCTGGACGCGGAGACGCTACGCAAAGAGGTGATTCGTCCGACCATCGTTCCTGGCGTAGACGTGATTCCAGCCTCTATCGACGATGGCTTTGTTGCCAGCCAATGGAAAGAGCTGGTTGAAGAGCATCTTCCCGGACAAAATCAGTACGAAATCCTTCGACGCAATATCATTGATCGTGTTGCGGATGATTATGACTTTATCTTTATTGATACCGGTCCACACCTGGATCCGTTCCTGCTCAACGGTCTGGCGGCCAGCGATTTGCTGCTTACCCCTACCCCACCAGCCCAGGTTGACTTCCACTCAACACTGAAATATCTCACCCGTCTGCCAGAAATGCTGGAGCAACTGGAGGAGGAAGGCGTAGAACCGCGTTTGAGCGCCAGCATTGGTTTTATGTCGAAGATGACCGGCAAGCGCGATCACGAGACATCACACAGCCTTGCGCGTGAGGTTTACGCCAGCAACATTCTGGACTCTTCTCTGCCTCGTCTGGATGGCTTTGAGCGATGCGGCGAGTCTTTCGACACCGTAATCAGTGCCAACCCGCAATCGTATCCAGGCAGTGCAGAGGCGCTGAAGAAGGCACGAACCGAGGCCGAGCGTTTCACTAAGGCTGTGTTTGATCGAATTGAGTTTGTTAGGGGTGAGGCGGCATGAAAAAAATAGTTTCCCGTGGACGAGTGCTGGGCAAGAATAGCTCCGAGTTTGCTCGCATGCTTGAAGGCAGTGAAGGCACCAAAACCTTTACCCTAAAATCTGGCCGCCAGGCTAAATTCTTGCTTACCGTCGTGCTGAGTGGTGAGATTGAGTCGCGCACGTTCGTTGACCCGGCAGTTAACGGCCGCGATCAGTCTCTGCTCACCCCTGAGTCGGTAAGCGATATTTCCCGCACCATTAAATTGCAACAGTTCTTCCCGGCTATCGGTCGTATGGTTGGGGAGCGCATTGAGGTATTGGACGGATCGCGTCGCCGCGCTGCGTGTATCTTCAATGAAACGAAATTTGAGATTCTGGTGACGAAAGATGAGATCAGCCTGGCGGATGCCCGCCAGCTGGCCATTGATATCCAGACAGCCCGCGAACACACTCTGCGCGAGCTGGGTAAACGCTTCGAGGTTATGTACGGTAAGAATATGACCAAAGAAGAGATCGCCCGAGCTGAGAACATCTCAAAGGCAAAAGTGACGCGAGCTTTCCAGGCTGCCGCGGTGCCGGATGAGATGATTGCTGTCTTCCCCGTAGCCAGCGATCTCGCCCTTCCAGATTACCAGTTACTGCTCCAGATCGCCGAGGATGCTAACGCTAAAAGCGTGCCGATTGAAGAGCTGGTTGATACGGTGCGCGAACGAATTGCAGAGACTGAGGGCGCGAAAGAGGATAAAGCGAAGATACTGGCTATCTTCAAAGCGGAAAGCAAAAGCCTGAAGCCCGCGCCGGTTAAATCTGTGGTGGTTGAGAAGCTGCGAGACTTCTCTGACCGTCGCCAATATGCCCGAAAGAAGTCCGATCCGAAAAAACGGGTTGTCGCCTACGAGTTCTCCAGACTCCCGTCTGAAGTGCAAACTGAAATTGACGAAGCAATAAAAAAAATCATTGGGAAAATGTCTGCTGGGGAATAATCCCGCTGGTGGGAGGCGGCTTTAGCCCCCTCCCCTGTCTAAAATGTCCCGCGCCTATTTCATGTATAAATATATGATATATATAGATATTCATGGAAAATTTCAGACTGAAATTCCCACGATTTCACGCCTGTTTTACTTGCCCCCCTCCCCCGCACAAAAAATTTAAAAAATTACTTTTAGCGAGAAAGTCAACAAGTGACTTTCAATAAAATCTCTTCCGAAAAGGGATTCACACAAGTGCCTTGTGTTTAAGGAAGAGTAAATTGAGTAACTTACGCGAATACCAGAATCGTATTGCAGATATCGCAAAACGCTCTAAAGCTGTGCTTGGCTGGGCAAGCACTGCGCAGTTCGGTACTGATAACCAATTCATTAAAGATGATGCCGCGCGTGCCGCATCTATCCTTGAAGCTGCACGTAAAGACCCGGTTTTTGCGGGTATCTCTGATAATGCCACCGCTCAAATCGCTACAGCGTGGGCAAGTGCACTGGCTGACTACGCCGCAGCACATAAATCTATGCCGCGTCCGGAAATTCTGGCCTCCTGCCACCAGACGCTGGAAAACTGCCTGATTGAGTCCACCCGCAATAGCATGGATGCCACTAATAAAGCGATGCTGGAATCCGTCGCAGCAGAGATGATGAGCGTTTCTGACGGTGTTATGCGTCTGCCTTTATTCCTCGCGATGATCCTGCCTGTTCAGTTGGGGGCAGCTACCGCTGATGCGTGTACCTTCATTCCGGTTACGCGTGACCAGTCCGACATCTATGAAGTCTTTAACGTGGCAGGTTCCTCTTTTGGTTCTTATGCTGCTGGTGATGTTCTGGACATGCAATCCGTCGGTGTGTACAGCCAGTTACGCCGCCGCTATGTGCTGGTGGCAAGCTCCGATGGCACCAGCAAAACCGCAACCTTCAAGATGGAAGACTTCGAAGGCCAGAATGTACCAATCCGAAAAGGTCGCACTAATATCTACGTTAACCGTATTAAGTCTGTTGTTGATAACGGTTCCGGCAGCCTACTTCACTCGTTTACTAATGCTGCTGGTGAGCAAATCACTGTTACCTGCTCTCTGAACTACAACATTGGTCAGATTGCCCTGTCGTTCTCCAAAGCGCCGGATAAAGGCACTGAGATCGCAATTGAGACGGAAATCAATATTGAAGCCGCTCCTGAGCTGATCCCGCTGATCAACCACGAAATGAAGAAATACACCCTGTTCCCAAGCCAGTTCGTTATCGCGGCTGAGCACACGGTACAGGCGGCGTATGAAGCACAGCGTGAATTTGGTCTGGACCTGGGTTCCCTACAGTTCCGCACCCTGAAGGAATACCTGTCTCATGAACAGGATATGCTGCGTCTTCGCATCATGATCTGGCGTACTCTTGCGACCGACACCTTTGACATCGCTCTGCCGGTTAACCAGTCCTTTGATGTATGGGCAACCATCATTCGTGGCAAATTCCAGACTGTATATCGCGACATTATTGAGCGCGTTAAATCTTCTGGTGCGATGGGGATGTTTGCTGGTGCTGATGCAGCATCTTTCTTCAAACAGTTGCCGAAGGATTTCTTCCAGCCAGCCGAAGACTATATCCAGACTCCGTATGTTCACTACATCGGTACCCTGTTCGGTAACGTGAAAGTGTACGAAGTACCTGCTGGTATTTGTAAGAACTTAACGACAGAGAACATTCAGTTCAGCTCGATGGATGTGCTGTGCTACGTCCGTGATGAAAATCCGGGTAAAGCAGGCTTCGTGACTGGTGATGCTGTCCCGGCCATCCCGTTCCAGCATCCGACCACTCCGGCGCTGGTCAACCGTACCACGCTGTGGGGTTCGGCTATCAACGATATGCACCCACGCAACGGCGCTGATTACTTCACTCGTGTAACGCTGACAATGGCCAAAAAAGGCGGGCTTAACTTCATTAGCGGCGACACGATTGATGCCGGTGACTCTGAGTAATCAGGGGAAGTTCTCCGTTTAACATAGCGCCCCCGTGCGGGGCGCATAACAGGGAAAGTTATGTCTCAATATTCAATTCAACAGTCATTAGGTAATGCATCCGGCGTCGCGGTTAGCCCGATCAATGCCGATGCGACGTTATCTACCGGTGTTGCATTAAATAGCAGCTTATGGGCTGGTATTGGCGTATTTGCGCGTGGCAAGCCGTTTACTGTTCTTGCGGTTACTGAGTCCAATTACGAAGATGTTCTCGGCGAACCGCTGAAGCCGTCTTCCGGCTCACAGTTCGAACCAATTCGCCATGTATACGAAGCTATTCAGCAAACGTCTGGTTATGTTGTTCGCGCTGTTCCGGATGATGCGAAGTTCCCGATTATTATGTTCGATGAATCAGGCGAACCGGCTTACAGTGCGTTGCCATACGGTTCTGAAATTGAACTTGATAGTGGCGAAGCCTTTGCTATCTACGTTGATGATGGTGATCCGTGTATTTCACCTACCCGTGAGTTAACCATCGAAACGGCAACAGCGGACAGCGCGGGTAATGAACGCTTCCTCTTAAAACTGACCCAGACGACTTCGCTCGGCGTGGTAACGACCCTGGAGACACACACTGTGTCTTTGGCGGAAGAAGCGAAAGATGACATGGGCCGCTTGTGTTATCTGCCTACGGCTCTGGAAGCCCGTTCTAAATATCTGCGCGCGGTTGTTAATGAAGAGCTGATTTCGACAGCGAAAGTAACAAACAAAAAATCGTTGGCGTTCACTGGCGGTACCAACGGCGATCAGTCGAAAATCTCAACCGCTGCGTACCTGCGTGCGGTTAAAGTGCTGAATAATGCGCCGTACATGTACACCGCTGTTCTTGGCCTGGGCTGCTATGACAATGCGGCTATCACCGCATTAGGTAAAATCTGTGCAGATCGCCTGATTGATGGCTTCTTTGATGTCAAACCGACATTGACGTACACGGAAGCGATCTCTGCTGTTGAAGATACCGGTTTACTTGGTACCGATTATGTAAGCTGTGCTGTCTATCACTACCCGTTCTCCTGCAAAGACAAATGGACCCAATCCCGTGTGGTCTTTGGTCTGTCTGGCGTGGCGTATGCGGCGAAAGCTCGTGGCGTCAAGAAAAACTCTGATGTCGGCGGTTGGCATTACTCACCGGCTGGTGAAGAACGTGCCGTCATTGCTCGTGCGTCAATTCAACCGCTGTATCCGGAAGATACCCCGGACGAAGAAGCAATGGTCAAGGGCCGTCTCAATAAAGTATCTGTTGGCACCTCTGGCCAGATGATCATCGACGATGCTTTAACTTGCTGCACGCAGGATAACTATCTGCACTTCCAGCACGTCCCATCCCTGATGAATGCAATCAGCCGTTTCTTTGTCCAGTTAGCCCGACAGATGAAGCATAGCCCGGACGGTATTACTGCGGCTGGCCTGACTAAAGGGATGACCAAACTTTTAGATCGCTTTGTCGCCTCCGGCGCTCTGGTGGCTCCTCGTGATCCTGATGCTGACGGTACAGAACCGTATGTGCTGAAAGTTACGCAGGCGGAATTCGATAAATGGGAAGTAGTCTGGGCCTGCTGCCCGACTGGCGTAGCCCGTCGTATCCAGGGCGTACCGCTGCTTATTAAGTAAGGGAATACAATGAGCAAAAACTTTTTTCAATCCGGGGCATTTTTGGGGAATGGACTGTCTCGTTTCGCTTTGAACTCTGATCCTGTGCAGCTGATGGAGTCTGCCCGAGCAAGCGCTGAACCGCCAACAGATCCGGTTATTAATAATAATCCGGAACCGGCGGCACAGACTAACGATAACGTTCCATCTGCCCAGGCTCCTGAGCAAATCCTGGAAGGGAAAGACGGTAAAGAATGGACCGTCGAACAGGCGCACCAGATGATTCTGGAAGCTGCAAATCGAAGTGCTATGCAAAATGCGTTGAGTGATGCGGCCGACGCCGTTTTCGCCTGGGCTGATAGCGGTGATCTGACTTTCGACTCCCTTGATGGTTTCGTTCAGGCTATCGCTGGTATCTCTGATGACGACGACTCCGAAGTTACAGAAGAACAGGACGATGCCTATAACGAAGCATGGGCAAATGTTGCTGACTTCCTCGCAGCATGCGGTGTAGATGATGACCTGATCGAAGCACTGGCTGACGATGAAGACGACGACGCAGCTGCTGATGTTGGTGCCTCTATCGCTGGTTTAGATAGCGACGACCGCGACGAACTGGAAGCGGCGTTTGTTGTTGCTGGCACTTCTGATGAAATGCTGACTGAAGCATTTAAGAAGGTTGTTCGTAACGGTGAGATCAAACTCATCCGTAAACGCCTGCGTAAAAAACGTCTGACTGCGGCTCAAAAATCGGCGCTGAAAAAAGCGCGTCGAAAAGCCCAGACCGGCGCGGCAAAACTTGCCCGCAAAAAGTCAATGAAACTGCGCCGTAAGCGCCTTGGCTAAAGGAGGAGGCCGGAGAACTCCGGCCTTTAACTTGAATGGCACCTATTCCTTATGGGGTTTACAGCCAGGCTGACGGTGTATCGCCATATCTGAAAGTTACTTTAACGAACTCTCAGTACCAGGTTACCGGATATATCAGCCAGGGAGCGGCAATGAACATGGCCCAGAATTGGGAAGCGCCGTTTACCGGTATGTCCATGGGATCTGTTGCTGGTGCCTTCAGTGGTTTTGCGCAGGTTGGTACTGAAACAACGTCGGTTGCCCGTTGGAACAGCTTAATGGTTTGGGAAGGGGGAACACCGCCGACTTTCACGCTGCCAGTAACTTTCATCGCTTTGTTTGACCCATTCACGGAGGTTTCAGGAGCTATCGCCGCATTGTCAGCGATGATTAGCCCGGAACTTAAAGATGCCAGTATTGGTGGTCGAATCCCGGAGCGTGTGACGCTAAACATTGGTCGCCGGATCAACATCATTGATGTCGCTATCCAGGACATAAGTTTCGATCTCGATGCGCCCAGGGACAGCAATGGACATTTCCTGAAAAACACCGTCAACCTCCAGTTGACCGGTTCTTCGATATATAACAGCTCCGATATTGTTCGGGCGTTCCAGTAAAAGGATTTTATATGGGGCACAATAACACTAAGGGAAACCGTAAATTTATTAAGGGCCGCTATACTGCCAACGCGGCCAAAGGCGAACGACTGGTATCTTCTGAATTCCAGCTCACTTTTGCAGGCCATGAAGATATCAGCGTACTGGTTCGCACGTCGCAAATTCCTGAAATGACCCGCGAGGATGTGGAGGACTATGGTCCGAATGGTGTGAAGTTCAACCAGCACGGTCCAATTCGAAACTCTGGGGAAATCCAGGTCCAGTGCGTGGAGACTATCGAAGGCGATATTCTTCAGTTCATTAAAGATCGCATTGCGGCGAAGGACTATGTTGATATCACGATGGCTGCTACCCCTGAATCCAAATCTTCCGGGGTTAACGCTGTGACAAAAGCTGCTACAACAATTGAAATGTTGGACTGCAAAATCTACAGTGATGCAATCGACTTTAGTACCGAAGATGTGACTGCTGCTGTGCGCCCGTCACTTCGTATCGTCTACAACTGGATTGATTGGAATTAAGAGTCATCCCTTGTATTTTAAAGCTCCTTCGGGAGCTTTTTTATTTGGAGAGGAAAGGGTGCATTGAGGATACCTGACACACGAAGAGTGGCAGGGATCTCTCCCCGCCAGGTCTCTTACCTTTCAGATTCGTAGGCTGTGAAGACAGTGACCTCCGTCTGGCCGGTTCGGATTCGTACCTCGCAGAGGTCTTTCCTCGTTACCAGTGCCGTCACAATGACGGTTAAACAGATGACGATCAGAGCGATTAATATCGCTTTTTGCTGCTTCATAGCCTGCTTCTCCTTGACCTTTTGGTCGGTAAGAGGCTAATCTACGTATGCTAAGCATAGATATGGCCTCAGATTAATGTTAAGCGTCTTGCAGGACGCGTAATGTTATCTGGGGCTTTCTTCTATCTGCTTTTCGGGTAATGCCTGAAGCAGATAGCCTCAAGCACCCGCAACGATTGTATCAATGTCTGGCTTTTTTTCTATAGAAATCACCTGGAAGGGTGAATATCCACATCAGAAGAAATGTTGCAGCAAACATGATCCCTAATGGCCAGACCGCGCCAAAGAAAATCCATACTAAGATCTCCTCTGCTTGTTCTTTGCGGTCGATATCGACAAGCATTTTTCGGCTGATCATGTATACACAGAAGCCAATACAAACATATCCTGCAAAAGCGATCGCTAACTGTAAAAAATCAGATTGCATCTCCGACCTCAAACTGAAAACGCCAGGTGACTCCAGATTAGAGCAATCTATCACCCTCTGAATCCTGCCGGTATACCCCATTGTTCGTTATCTTTATTTTTGGCTAAAACCGCATTAAGAGCTTCGTTTACCGTCATGCAATGCGGCAGATTATCGAAGTTTGATATCCCGCCAATATCAGGAGAACGCTTGTCCTTCAGGTAAGCATATTTCCGCGCTGCCGCCTCTACTTTCTGCTTGAACTCATGTTTTTGAGCGCGTTTTTTGGATAACCGCAGATTGTCAGCCTTTGCTTTTGCCTCAGCGATCCATGAAGTCAATTTTTTGAGTCTGGTCGTTCCGGCACCGCCGGAAACTGATCTTTTTATTTTTTTAACTTGTGACTTCTTATTCTTTATTGCCACGTCATCCTGACAGGGGGAGGGGGTATCATTTTGACATGGGGGTGTGGATAAAAAATTAAATAAAGCCAATGTCTTAGCGAGAACAGCTTTAACCTTGGTTGCCGCTGAAGAGATCTTTAATTTGCTTTCAATCAGCGCATTTTTGGCTTGTTGTGCGAAGGCCAAAAAGGATGGTGTAAACCGGTACAGGTTAGCGCGACGTTCACGGTGATCGCCGATAACAATCTCTACAGACAGAATTCCTTTGTTTACAGCTTCACGGAATGCACGAACGACGGTTGATTGGCTATAACCAGTTTCTGCCGCGATCAGGCGGTGAGGCTTGTGAATGAAGTATTCACTAGTTGTTGCCGCGAGATTTGCACATTGCGACAGGATATGCCCGGCGCTACGGGATAGACCGGAGTGTGTTACAAAGCAGGCCAATTCATAGCCAGAAAAAGTAAAATCGCTCATCGTTATACAGCTCAGGAAAGTGACTTTAGCCAGCATTACAATGCTAGTGGTTCTTACTACGTCTGTTAGCGCGTTGCCGCGACAGGTACCAGCACACCAGCATCAAGCAATCGCTTCATCAGCCACTGCTGACCTTTGCCGGTTATACGAGTCGTGAAAGAAATCCTGCTTCCATTGCTTGTATCGATCACGGTTTCTTTAAGGGTGAAATACCCACGGGATATGTATTCTTGTTTGGGGACGTTCCTGCGTTCACCGGTTGCGATCAGAATTCCGTTATCACGCAACCAGGTGAAGAGATAGTTTTGGCCCAGGCCGAGCACTTTGGCATAGTTGCCGATTAGAACTCCGCTGGCGGTAGCAACGCGTTCGGCGAATTCGACTTTAGGTGCATCCATAAGCATTTTTTGCTCCAGCCGTTGCTTTTGCTCTGCCAGGTCGGCAGCCAAACGGAGAGCTTCAGGGAGACTCTGCGGAATAGCAGGTTGTAATCTTCCGGCTCGATAGTCGATAAATGTCTGGTTTACCTTCAGCCGAAACGCGGGAGAAATCCAGCCTGCGTACTCCACAGCGAGCAATTCATGGGCAAAAGTGCCGCCGCCACGGCCTTCGAAAGAAACTATGCAATTCTGCATAGTTTCTTTTTCAAGCTCTTCGATGAGCTGTTTGGCTGACAGCGTTCTTAGCCATTGAGCTGGCGCTTTATGGGCACCGAGTCCGCTCGCTCTGTGTAGAGCATTAAGGTTGTAACGGCCAGCGCGGTCGGTCGTAATTTCAACACCACAAATAACAGGCAGAGTGGTTGAAGGATCGACATTTTGATGAAGGTTTGATATATTCATATCCGCATTGAATGTTTGTTGCATTTTTTCTCCAAATTTGCATCAACCTTCAATCACCAGCTCGAAATGGTGATTCTTTGCACTTATAAAACGAAATTTATTAGAGCAAATTTTTCTGGCCCGATCCAGATCGGGTTGGTCGATCTGCTCAGAAACCTGCCAGTTTGCTGGCAGGTTTTTTCTTTTGTTAACCTATTGCTACTGGTTTTAACAAACCAGCATCAAGTAGCTTGCGAGTTAACCACTGCTGGCCTTTACCCGTTAATTGGGGCGTCAGCCGTATCTGGTAGCCATTTTCATCATCCAGCACCACTTCTTTCACCGTGAAATATCCGGCGTTGATGTACTGCTGGCGCGGTACGTTTTTGCGCGCACCAAAAGCCATGAGAATGCCGTTCTGGCGCAACCATGAGAAAAGGGCGTTTTGCTTAAGTCCAACGACCTTTGCAAAGTTCCCGATCAGGATTCCATTAGCCGCTGATACCCGGTCGGCAAAATCGACTTTAGGGGCTGCGGCCACCAGCTGTTGTTCCAGCTGCAATTTCTGTTCTGCCAACTCGGCAGCCAGGCGTAGGGCTTCTGGTAATGTTTGGGGGATCGATGGGGTAGGGGAGTTTGCCTGCTGCAATTCTTCCAGTTTGTCGATCAGCGAACGGCGGACCGCTTTCGATTCGCGCGCGGCGACTCGCAGGGCTTGTTTGTAGGTCATGGTTATGACAACCATAGGCGTACCGCCACCTGGCGGCACGGTTGCACTTTTTGTGTAACCGTCCTCACCTTCTAATTCGTCGAGTATTTTTTCGATGAATTTGTTGTTCCGAACCTCTGGTTCCCCACATAACTTACGCGCTTCATTGACCATCTTTAACAGTGTCAGGCTGTCGATTGTGTCTCCGGTGGTGGGGATGACATTCACGGCTGGTGCTGGCGTTGCTGAAGCAACAGGTGCTGGTTTTTTAACATTCAAATTATTACTGGTCATTCTATGTGCCTCCTTTCTCATTTCTGCTGCCACCGTTGCGTAACGTAGACGTCCTTGTTCAATCAAATAATCCCTGATCTCGGCTATCAGTAGCCTGTTGATCACAGCCTTATCTGTTCGGGTATAAAAACGCCTGGTTATCATGAAATAGTTGGCAATTGCGCCGGGGATCTCCCGTGTCGGCATACAGGCAGTATGCAGGGCGATCGCTTCGGCTATGTCATTACGGGTGACGAGAGGTTTTTTCATAAACCCCCCTGAACGTTGGCAGAGAAGGGGAGGCTCCAGTAACTAAGTGAATTGCGCGAGTTAGTTGAAAAACGGGCAGTAAAAATGCAGGGGCCATCAGGCAATTGAGAGCGTGCTTCGTCTTCTGTTGCTGCGATAACGAAGTGATAGTGGTGTTTTTTACAGGAATAGAAACGCCAGATGAATTCTTGGCGTGCGCAAGGATTGGCATTAACCATAGTTACGGCCTCGTAAGTTGATAAACAACCTGCGACCCGCTGCTAAACAGGTGGCAGGACGTGACGGGGTTAGCAGACTGGCACTTACGAAACCAGCAGGCCGAAGCCTCCCCATCACGCCCCACCATAATTCGGGCGTAACGTGGTTTACGGACACAAAAATACCGCAATATCGGAAATCTGCGGTTGTCCGCGTAAGTATTCAGGCTGCTAAACCCGGTCGCAGAATTTGCTACGACGGCGGAACTATAAGCCTGAACGATTAAAAGGTCAATATGATGCGAAAAGATAGCATTCGCAACTTAAAAATACAAATTTATTAGAGCAGATTAGTGTCGTGCAATAGATATATTATTTGTGATGAAAAATAATGCAGAGGGATATTGTAACTTTAAGATGGATATCAATAGTCGATACATAAATTAAGTTAGCAATAAACTATTAACTTAAGAAATAATGCAGATGGTGAACTTGTCTCTGACTTTTCAGCTATACACAATAAGTTAGGGATAGCTTATAAAAAGTTGATTAATTGATATAAGTCAATGGGAGTATTCTTGTTTACTTTCCGTTCTCGTGGTAACTTCTCGCCGGTTTTTGTTTTTCTGGGATGATTCTTATGTCTAAAAAGTATACTTTATGCGCTCTTGTTGTATCTGCAATTCTTCTTTCTGGGTGTCAATCTAGCGGTGCTGATTATGCTGCCGATGTTTATGATACCGCTCAATTGAATTCGAAGCAGGAAACAAAGACAGTCAATATTATCTCTGTGCTTCCAGCTAAAGTGAAAGTTGATAATAAAGCTAATAAAGAAGCGGCACAGACATTTGGTGCGGTACTGGGAGCTGTTGCTGGGGGCGTTGCCGGTTATAATGTTAAAGGCACATCGACACTGGGTGCTGTAGCTGGCGGTACTGGTGGTGCGGCTCTTGGTGCAGCGGCTGGTTCTTTGGTTAGTGATAAAACAATTGTTGAAGGTGTTTCACTGACTTATAAAGAAGGAACTAAGGTGTTCACTTCAACTCAAGTTGGTAAAGCATGCCAGTTTACAACGGGGCTTGCTGTGCTTATTTCAACTAAAGATAATGAAACTCGAATTCAGCCAAATGCTACTTGTCCAGAAAAGAAATAATTTATGAATAAAATTATTTTATTTCTAATCTTTTCTTCGTTTAGTGTAGGCACTGCCTTGGCTAACTCGTTGCAAAGTCAAATTGCTGCTATTGCTCAAGCGGAAAATGAAGGGCGAGCTAAAGAGCAGCAAGCTGAGGATGCCAGAAAAGAACTTATTCGCCAACAAGCACAAGCTGAACGTATTAGAAGAGAAAAAGCAGCATCTGCCGCTGCTGCACGCGAAAAACAGCGTGTTGCTGCAGAAAATGAACGTAGAGCGAAACGAGAAGCCGAGCTAGCAAATGACAAGAAGCGAGATCAAGCTTATGAGGATGAGCTTCGCAAGCTGCAACTCGAAAGCATGAAACTCGAACTGCAAGCAAAAGCGGCTCGTGTCCAGCGAGAAAACGATTTTATAGAGCAGGAGTTGAAGGAGAGAGCAGCTAAGACAGATGTAATTCAGTCTGAGGCTGATGCAAATAGAAATATTTCTACAGGAAGTAAAGATTTACTGCAAAGCGAAGGAAAAGCTAGAGAGAAGAAAGCTAGCAGTTGGTGGTAGTAATCACTACGATTGCGAGCATACTGTCACAAATGACAACTCGTAGAATCTGTTAACAAACTAGATTCTACGAGGTTTCAATGACACCACGACAATTACTCGAAGACGTCAAATCCCGCTTCACACCTTTGATTGCGGATGAGCCTGCCTTACTGGAATCCCTGCTAAGAAAAGCATTGGGAACCTACCAGGATAGGGCGGGACACATCAAGCGGATACGCTTCACTGATCAGACCTGTAAATCACTTGCTTGCCCTGCTGATTTTCTTGCGCTCGTATCGGTTACGGATCATACCGGCGATCTTGTCTACTCCGATGTTTACGATGGGAATATCGAGCTTGAAGATACTCATCGAGCGGTATACCCGCTGAATGTGTCATATCTGGCTAATTTACGTGATATGGATCTGGATAATGGGGAAGTGCCACCTGAAATCATTGGGTTACTTTCTGACTATCTGGAAGTGTTAATCGCGATACCTAACACTGATCGCCTGCGAAGAATATCTATCGCGGGGAAACTCGATGCCAGCAATTTATCCGACGAGAACACGCTGTATCAGCGAAAGCTGGATCTGGAAGAGAAAATGAGCGCAACAAGGGCAATTATCCCGGGGATTGTTCTTTTCTCATCCATGTTGAAGTGAGGGGGCTGATATGGGGCTTAATGTTGCTTCAGTAAAGTCTTATGTATCTTCGGCATTAACGACGACATTATTTGGCTCCGGCGTTGGTGAGCGGGAAGTTGGTAAGCTGACGTCAATCATCATGAACAAAATGCTGTTCGCGCAAGGATGGCAGTTCTCTGTCGAAGTTGATGGACTGGAGGGGGCAGACTTCTTTGCCAAAGACATTACCTACCACGATTACAGCATCGAATATGAAACGATTAAAATCGGCGGAGGGAATATCCTTCAACCAACGGAGCGTTCGCCTGGGCAGATAACAATGATGGTCAGGGATACCGTTGATGGCCTCGTTTTGGACTGGTTTAAGACGGCAAAAAGTCGGGTGATCAATCCGGACGGTACCGGGAATATACCGTCTAAATATTTGCTCAATGTGCGTATTTATCGGTTGCTGTCTTCCGGCTTAACCAAACTGGAAAATGAGATGACGGTATTCCCGGTCACTACCGGCGATGTCACCTATGCGCGGGATCAGGTTACGGAATTTAAGTCATTCCCAATGACCTTCGCATTGCACAGCACGTTTAACCAATCCTCAAGTTCTTTGGCTTCCCTTCTGGGCTTTAGTTTTTCTCTTTGAATTAAGGAGCAAGGATGCTTTTACCCCTTTTCCCGCTACCATCGCGGCCAACTGAATTGATCCAGTTCCGTCAGCCAAATATTGCTGATGCGATGCGTTTCAACTCGATAACACCGGAGGAACAAGAACAACAGACAACGACGTATTTAAAAGCCTTGCTGGCTGAACCCGCGAAACATGATCCCCTGACATGGACGGCGCAGGACCGGATTACCGCGTTATGGTGGATATTTACCGGCTCCCGTGAAACACCGGTCGAGTCATTCACCTACACCTGTAAACATTGCGGTAAAGAGCATTATTACGATTGCGATATGAATGCTCTGGCTGAAGATATCCAGGTCCTGGAAGTGGAACCTTTCATTGACGATATTGAGGTGTCTGTAGAGGGAGTACCTTATCAATGGCGTATCGTGCCGCTTGATGGTTGGGCAATGGAAATGCTGGAGATGCGCCGTGCAGCATTGCCACCTGAAGACGACGCGGAATTCAAAGAAGCGATCGTTGATTTGCGTTTTTGGGAATTCGCTTATCAGTGTGAGCTTTATAACGATGTTAGCGGTACTCGTGAAGATCAGGCCGAGCGTCGTTATGAAACGATTAAACGGATGGCCATTGATACTGAATTTATGAAGCTGGCGGCACACATCCGACTGGCTCATGAAAAGCTCGAACATGGTTTACCGTGCTACATCGATAAAGGTGAAATGCGTCTTCGTCTCCCGCCGCATAAATGCCCAAACCAAGATAAAAAGGAGTCCACAGAGGGTGCGTATACCCGTCTGTGGGTGCCCTTTCGGGCTACCGACTTCATTCCACAGGTGGGGATTGAAAAGCTATCAGACCTTAGTGTCCAACCTGGTTTTGTATGGGGGTATACCGATTCAGGACGCTGAAAGGCTCACTGAATCCTATGCGTTTTTCCTGTTGGAGAAGCTGGAAGAAAAACTTAAACCGAAACGGTAGGCGATAAGATCATGGAAAGAAAAAACGCCAACATTGACGATGTTATAAGGACAGTTGAAACCGCCAGCGCAAAAGAGCTGGAAGAGCTTGCAGGTATCCGGGAAGCTGTTGAAGATTTGAAAGGGGGACGCGTTGCAACTGTTGATCCTGTCTCTCGCAGTGTGTCGGCATTAAATCGCACAATCGAAAATTCCCGGCCAGACTTTGTGGCCAATGCGCCATCAGTGGACCCTATTGTTGACGCAATGAAACGGCTTAATTTAGGGGACGTTTCTCGTGTAGTTCAGGAGGGCATTGCTCAACAGGAACAGCAGGCCAAATCAACTACACCAAAGGGTAAAAAACGACGCAGGAAGGCTATACCAGAGGATATAAAGGCACAACGGACCGAAGCAGCCGAACACGCTCGCGAAATGTTCGATCAAAAAGGCGGTGCGCAAAAAAGCCAAAACCAACGCGATGCGCGTGGTCGTTTTATTGGAAAGTCAGGGAGTAAGGCCGCAGCGGAAGATGCCCGTGCTGAACGTGCTGAAAAGGCCAGGCGCAAAGAGGATGATGAGCGTCTAAATGCTGAATCAGGTTTATTAAAAAAACTGTCAAAAGTAGCTGAAGGCATAGGTAACCCTTCAGAGACTCGTGCCGTCGATGCGTTAGGTTATGCCGTTGCTGGTCCATTGTGGGCAGCAGGGAAGGAGCTTGGCGGGATATCAAAAGAAGTTGGTGGATCGCTTAATGGTGCCAGAAAGTCTATTGCCGATGTGATTCGTGGCAATGACGATAACAGCCGTAGAAAAGGTTTTTTTAGGCGTAAATCGCAAAATAGTGCCGATGTCGTTCAGGTTAACACCCAAAAACGGACGGTTCAGGAACTTCAGGAGCAGACCAGCGAAATTAAAGAGGGCAATGACAAGATTCTCAGCGCCCTTGATCAGATAGCCAAAAACACCGGGAAAAAGAAGGGCGGCTTGCTGTCCAAACTATTTAGCCTGTTAGGGAAGGGGGCCGGTGGCGTCGCGTCGTTGTTAATGGGGCGTGGCATGCTGAAAAAAGCTGGAGCACTCGCTTTTGGCGCTCTGGGGGCAAAGAAACTTGTAGGAATACTACGCGGTGGTGGCAAGAAGACTCTCGCCCATGAAGGCGGAGATTTGGCTGCCCGGGCAGCAGGTAAACTTGGATTAAAGGCAGTTGGTAAAGGGGCGTTACGCGCAATTCCCCTGGTCGGCACAGTGGCTGGAGGTATTTATGATGCGGTAACCGGTTGGAATGATACAGAAGCGCAACGTCGAGCGTTTGGGCTTAAATCAGGACAAGATCCATCATTCCAGCAAAAAGCCGCTTATACGTTAGCTAATGTTCTTGATATGGGGGGACTGGTATCTGGTATTAGCAGCGCCATTGGTGAGGTTCTCAAATCACTTGGATTTGAGGATATCGGCAATATGTTGCAATCATTTTCGACGGAAAGTATTGCCCAGGCCATTGATAGTGGGATTACCAACTTAGAAACATATATTTCTAACCTTGGCGACACGATTTCTACCAAGTTCGATGATTACACAGCAAAGATTGGTGATGCTGTTTCAGCATGGTTTAGCGATACATCTAATAAGCTGCTTGAAAAGCTGGATGCCATCAAAGACTTCTTTACTGTCGATAACCTGAAACAGGTTTTCAGTGATGCAATTGATAGTGCAATTGATTTCATTAAGAACCCAGGGAAACACATTAAAGAGGCGGCTGGTAATATTTGGGATGGGGTTAAAAATTTACCCGGTAAAGCATTAGATGCAGCGGTTGATGCCGTTAAAAATACCCCTGCGGCAATGATTGTATCAAAAATACCCAATCCGATCGGCGAGGCTAATGCGAAAGAAATCACTCCAGAGTTAAAAGCTCCGGTTAATAGCCACCAGGAGACGTCTAATTCTAAAACTGAATCCGATGCCAAACAGAGTAATATTGCTACCCGCGTGATAAATGCGGTACTGGACACAGCGAAAGATAGCAATAAAACAGTTAAACAAACTGCCAATCAGATTATCAATGCAAATGCCGTAGAAACGGGCAATAGCGCGTTGCAGAAAATTGATAAAGCTATTGGTCAAAATAGCTCGTCATCATCCTCGCTTAATACCACTGGCACCAGGAATGACATTCAGAAAGCTGCGGATACCTACAATAATGGCAACTTGGATGTAAAAGTCGGAAGTCTTGGCGCTGAAGGTAAGGCAAATCTCGATAAGTTGGCTCCGTATTTTGCTGAACTAGAGAATAAATATGGCCTTCCTGAAGGTACTCTTTACGCGATCGCTGCAACTGAATCTGGTGGTGATCCTAACGCAAAATCTACGCTTACAAGATCACCAAATGGAAAGCTAAGTGGTGGCGCTCTCGGAATGTTCCAGTTTACGAGCGTTGCTCGTGAGGAAACTGGATTATCCCGGGAAGATTCTTTTAATCCGGAAAAATCGGCAGAAGCTGCGGCTCTTCTCATGAGCAAGTATCTGAAGCAAGCCAATGGAGACTTAAACGAGGCCATCACTGCATATAACGCTGGGTTTGGCACTATCAATAAGTGGAAAAAAGGCACAGGTGACTTATCGAAAGAAAACCGTGAGTACGCGATCAAGGTCAATACTCATCGTGCTCGCTATTTAGGTGGTGAAATCTATACACCTGGAGCAGGAGCACAGGGTGGGGCGCAATATGGAGTGAGGGGACCACTGCCTGATAACGCTGTTATCGATCAGTCTACTGGCTTGGCGTTTACCCCTGGTGATAGCCCGTTTGAGAAAGGCGGTCTGGTAGACAAAATCGGCAATGCTGTTGGCGTTAACGATCTGGTCAACAAATTCATGAATGGCCGGGGTATGCGTCGGGAAGTCGTTCAGGGAACGCTCGAAGAACGTGCACGAGGGAAGGGGACCGCAACAGCAGCTGGCAATGTGTATGTTGATACCCCGATGCCAGTTGAAGAGGCGCGTCCGGTGGCCAACAACTCAAGTTACTTTGACCAGCTCGGCGCACAAATGGGGATTGATGGACTATTCGATAAACTCCGCAACTCGCCGGGGATGCGGAAAAATAATGCGCCTGAACCAGCCTCCACGTCCCAGGTGACGACTGCCGCCAACGATTTGCAGCAACCAACCGGTCGTATGCAGATAGACGGACAGGTTATTAGTGACCTTGGCGGCTCCGGTGCCAAGCCGACAATGCAGTTGGCTGATAATACCGTTTCACTTGATGGTGAAACGAAGCGGCTGTTTGCGCAGATGACCTCATTGCTTGCCAGGATTGAAGAGCACACTAAAGACTCGGCGAAAGGCCAGGGAACTGTCGTAAAGGTCAGCACGCCTCAACCGGGCGTTATGCGCACGGTGCCACTGTCAATTGATGATCCGTTGATGAATGACTACGCGAGAGTTGATTGATGGCCAACAATAACGAAATTGATCCTTTGCTGACGCTGGAGTTATCCGGCGTAAAAACGTATGAGTCCCAGGAGGAGGCCTGGGGCGCTCGTTTATATGAGTGGCTAAACACTTATCAGGGTGAGGTATACGGGGATCCGTCATGGGGCAATGTTTTACCGCAGTTTAAACACGAACCGACCAACTTGTCGCATGTTCAAATTGCGGTTGAGGCAATGCTGTTGCAAAAACTGACGGTAGATTTACCTGACATACCGATTTCTGGCTTGTCAGTAGCCGAGGGAGATGCTTTTGATAAGTTGAAAATATCCATTCGTATCAGGGATATAACTATCACACAGGACGTGGTGCTATGAGTAAAACAACACCGACTAAAGACAGTATTCGTGCAGAGTTTGAAGAGCTTGTCGAGAAAGATTCATTCTGGTCGAAGTTTGTCGGCTCTCAATTTGTCTCGATGCTGACATTGTTTATTACCCAGATTGTCTACAGGTGCTTTCAGTATGCCGATGCGGCGCTGGCTGAAGGCTTTATATCGACCGCGACGCGGCGTTCCTCTATCCTGGCAGCGGCAGAAACGAATAGTTACGTTGGTACCAAGCCAACACCGTCATCGGGGATGATTGAGATCACCGCCACAAGTGAAGATGCCCCAGCGGTAATCCCCAAAAACATGCCTTTAATATCTGACGACCAGTACCCTTACATGACTATGGATGTATGCAGGTTGGTTGACGGCACCGGTACGGTAGAAGTGGCACAGTTGGAAATCCAGGAGGTGACATATACCGTTACGGCTGCCAAAGAATTTCTGGAAGTCGTGTTATCAAAGGCTCTCACTGCTGTCTGCTATAAGCTGGAAGTATTCGTGACGACCGATGGTAAGACCACGCAGTGGTCTTCCAGCACTATGTTCCGGTTAGCCGGTAGTAAAAGCCAGGTCTACGTTGAGTTTTATAAACCATCCGAGCAGTTGGGGGTTCGATTCGGTGATGGGCTAATTGGGCAAATACCGCCAGAAGGCTCGACCATTACACTTAAGGTATGGTGCACCAACGGAGATATAACCTTGGTTGCTGGCCAAAATCTGACGCCTGTCGATTCTGCGGCTAATTTAGCTAATTTGATTTCAGTTAAGACAACGACACCCATAACCGCAGGTACCGATGCCGAAACAACGGAGATCACACGTAATCGTGCACAATATTACCTTGCCTATGATGATCAGGTCGTATGGGGCGGGGACTATACGTATTTTCTGGTGCGTAACATCCCGGGACTGTCCTGGGTAAAGGCATGGGGCGAAGGCCAGCAAGAGAAATTAGATGGTGCTTATAATGTTCGGAATATCAATAAGATATTTATTTCAGGATGGCATCCAAACAAAAGCCAGTCAGAGCTTGAAGAAATGATCCTGGCTGCCTTTAAGAAGGTGCCGAATGAGTTGAACAAGAAATTCTCGTATAAAGAGGTCAGAAAACTACCCTTTAAGATCACCATCACCGGGCGGATATCGGCAAGCCTGACCATTGAGAACGTGACTGATGAGCTGAAGTCGGCACTGGAAACAAAATTTGGGCGTGACTCAACTTTCTTTGATCCGAACCGTGTCGGCAAGTACATCCTAATCAAGAAAAAAGACGTTTGGGCATTTATCGAAACGCTGGGTTATTTCCGCGACTTTTATCTGGAATTTGTCGAGTGGAATGAGTCCAACGGCTTTTACGATTTCGTTTATCTGGATACAGAAAACTCCACCTTTAATATTTCGTATGAGGAGGAGTGATGCAGCGTTCCTGGTTTAATAACCGGCTTACATCAGCTAAGCAAAAGTCATTGCTCTATAAATCATTGGCTGATTTGGTTCAGTCAATGATGGATACCTTTGTTGACCCATGGTTGGAGCGAATTACCAACCGGAAGTCTATTTTTTCCATGAGCAAGGAGGATCTGGAGACCAGGACAAATGAACTTGGCCAGTTCTTTACTATCAGAACGTCGAACTCATCTTCCGTTCCGATGTTGTTACAACAGCGTCTTGATGAGATTCACTTTAAGGGGACTGAACGCCCTATAAACCAGACAATTTACCGCGAATTTAACGGTATTTCTGTTTTATGGGATCCGATATATGCACCGGTGGACCTTGAGCGTCATCCCTATGGCACGGTTCTAATACCAGAAAGCACACTGGAGACTACCGGCGGCACATTCGGCGAGATGTTTCTGACTTCCAGAGGGATGATCAGTATTCCCATAAACGACCTGGCCCGGACAATGGGGATTACTGGCACGATAGATCAGTCCGCAATTACAGAAGAAATTCTCAGAAAGTTTAATCAGTTCGTAAAGCCTCTACTGCCACTGCATATAGTGTTTGATGGGCTTACGCTCTATTTGTCGGTTGTTGTAAATGAACAGGCCGACATGATCACTTTGAACGAGATTTCTGATACCGAAAAAGCATTCTGCTGGTTTGAAACTTCGGATACAACTTCGCTTACTGGAGTTACGTCGATTAGCGCCCCGATCACCGCAACGCCTGGTGGCACTATTGTGAAAGCGACACCTACGTTTGATCGCACACGCGCAGATGATTTGTTGCTGGATAGCGACGCCTGACAATCACCCCGTCCGCAGGGCGGGGTGACAAGTTACTTCTCTTACAATGAGGCTTCACAACATTGATTAGGGAAAATCATGTCTGACGTCTCAACAAACCTCTATAAGAGTCAGTTGTTGGACTATTACTATCAGCGACGCGCTGAATCGTCCATTAACAAAGGCTCTCGATTTTTAATCAGCAAGGCCGTTTTCGGTACCAGTTCACTGGTTACTAAGAAAGGAGATGGCACTTATGAGATTGGAGAACTGCCAAAGGTTTTCGATCTGGCAGAACTGACCAGTCAATTTTGCACCATCAACCTCGTCCCAACCTACTCAGGCGGGATAATTACTGTCCGAATGGACCTTGATCAAAGCCAGTTGCAGGAAGGGAAAAACTACCCATTCAACACTCTGGTTGTTCTGGATAACGAGAACAAGCCAATCGCCATTATTTGTGTCCAGGAAGACTCGCTGTATGTGGGCAAAACATATACCGCAGTTATGGCCATAAACACGACAACAGCATAAGGATATGCTTGATGAATGACGTTACAGTTGTTACATCAGTTACTTACCCATCACCCGAGTCGTTGGCTCTGGTGGCTGATGTGCAATACCACGAACCATATCTGTCAGCCGCGCTAAACCGAAAATTCAGGGGGATTGTTGACCCGGGATTTTATGCCGGTTTCTTACCTAAGCCTGGCGGTGGGATGAACCTGTTAATCACCTCAGTGGATGGTGATAAAACCGCAGGCGCGGCGTCGGTGGATATTGGTGAATTCTACCAGGTAACTATTCAGCACCGTAAGGATATTTCTCTTGCACTTAGTGCAGGCAAGAAATATGCAATTGTGCTGAAGGGAAGATACCTCCTTGGAGAAGATACCTATCAGGTTAATACAGCGTCACATATTCATGCGGCTGAATTTATTGCCAGAACCTATACCGATTCATATCAGTTAGGAGATGGAGAGCTGCTTGTTTGTACGGTGAATATTCCTGCTGGTGTATCTGCCATTACCCAAGAGATGATTGATACATCAGAGCGTATCAACCGCACTATCGGCATTGATATTTCAGACTCTGTAACCAGTACCAGAAGTGATGTTGCGGCAAGTTCGCTGGCAGTTAAAAAAGCCTACGATCTGGCGAAAAGCAAGTATACGGCGCAGGATGCAAGCACAACGCAAAAGGGATTAGTTCAGCTCAGTAGCGCAACTAACAGCGACAGCGAAACAATGGCGGCTACCCCTAAAGCTGTTAAGTCTATAAAAGATCTGGCTGATACCAAAGCGCCAATAGAAAGCCCGAGTCTGACAGGAACGCCAACCGCGCCGACGGCAGCGCAAGGTACAAATAGCACGCAGATCGCAAATACAGCCTTTGTTAAGGCAGCTATAACGGCACTTATCAACGGTGCACCTGGCACACTGGATACGCTTAAAGAAATAGCTGCTGCGATCAATAACGACCCGAATTTCAGCACAACTATCAACAATGCTCTGGCTCTTAAAGCTCCTTTAGCAAGTCCTGCATTAACGGGAATACCTACTGCGCCTACCGCTGCACAGGGTACGAATAACACGCAGATTGCTACGACCGCTTATGTAAGAGCTGCCATATCCGCATTGGTTGGTTCATCACCAGAAGCTCTTGATACCCTGAATGAGCTTGCCGCAGCACTTGGTAATGACCCGAACTTTGCGACAACAATGACAAATGCGCTGGCAGGCAAACAGCCTCTGGATGCAACTTTAACCGCGCTCGCTGGCCTTGCGACTGGTGCAAACAAACTGCCTTATTTCACCGGTAAGGATACGGTAGCGCAGACTGATTTAACGTCAGTCGGTCGCGATATTCTGGCTAAAACAAGCACACTGGCCGTTATCCAATACCTTGGTTT